GTGAATGAAATGGTAGATAGTACGCTAAAAAGGGAATTGATTACACATAATATTTATTCTGCATGGCAGTTTATTGAGTATACCGAAAAGAACATTGCTACAGTACATTACTGTGCAGATACAATAAAGAATATAATCGATAAAATGGCTGAAAAAACAGTTCGTTGGCAACAGGATATTGCATCCGATTTTGTTGATGAAGTTACTGAAGATGGGAAAAATGTGAAGCGTTTATCTGTAACAACGGAAAATGCACCGACATATGAAGTAAGGGTTGCTGGAGAAAAAATAGACCCTTGGTTTTTATTTGATAAGTTACTTCGCGATTTTTTTCAATATACTATGAATACATTTGACTCGATGAGCCAGATAATAAACGCAGGAATCTTAGCAAATAAAGGTAAAAAGGTTGACTCTGTAGATATCCAAATAATGACTAGATGTTTTAACCAGCAGACATACAGCGCTGATTTCCCCAAGATTCAAGCATGGTTTAATAAAATATCGCAGTCACCGGAATTTCAATATATTGAAGCTATCAATAATAGAACTAAGCACACTGGAGATATTGCAAACAAGTTATCGATGGGGATTTTGGGAAGTTCCAATAAGGCTGAAATTGGCCCATTCTTCCGTAAGGATGTGCAACATCGAAAAAATGAATTGTCTGACCAATTACTTGCAACTCTAGATTTTTTAAATGATTCATGGGATGAATTTCAAAATGTGTTTAAAGATGAGTTTGCGAGAGACGTATATACACAAAACAGAAGACATGGAATATCTGGAGTGCGACAGCAAAAATTTAAAAATGAACCAGACCAAGATTTATCATATGCATATATCGAAGCAAATGGTAGTTTTGATACAATGCCAGACGAATTATATATCCTTCTGGTTAGTGAGCGTGAAGATGATATATACGCGCATGAATGTCCATTTAATACGATTTTAATAACCGGCTCTAGTAATATTGATGTACTGGGAAGATATATAGCTGAAGATGTAATTGGTGATGACTGCCTATTACATTACAGAAAATATCGAAAAGATATGGATGTTAAAGGTGGCGTCTGTATGTTTTATGAACAACAAAAAAAGACAGTGTTTTATCATGCGAATCCGTATTTTAATGTTGAATCAGTTTCAGATGACGATGCTTTTTTAGCTAGAACATCAATTCCTTTTTAAATCTGAATAATAAAAATAACCCTCTCAACCATCATGGCTGGGAGGGTTTAGTGCATTTACGCTTATCTTTCAACATCGACCTTAAGTCCGGATTTCAATTCAACCGTACAATGGTCATCCCAAATTGTAATTTGCTTAAGCCATCGTTTTACCAATGTCTCATCGAAAACTTCGAGGGTAGCACTTTGCTGCTTAATGAAGTCCTGCAAGGCATTGATTCTTTCTATCTGTGCATCTCTGGCGGCGGTATCGACGGTGTTTTGCCGGCGTTGTTCACGGAGCTTGAAAATCTGGTCTGCAATCTCATCGTAGGCTTCCTTGTTGTTAGCCTTTTCGAGAAGCTCTTTCTGGAGTTCCATCAGTTGCTCGTCAATGCCATCAGTGTTATTCTTCTGAGCTTCTCTGATAACTTTAGCAATGTTCTGCTGCAACTGTGCCTGATAGGTAGATTTGTCGCCAAGGAGCGCGTTTATTGCCTGAACCACCACATTTTCTAATACCGTTTCATTGACTGTCCTTGCATGGCATTCCATTCCTGTCGCCTCAAGTCTGCTCAGACATCGCCAAACTATGGATTTACAACCTCGGTTGTTCCAATGGATTCTGCGGAACATTTCACCGCACTCGCCACAAATAACAAGCTGTGCAAAACAGTGATTACAGCTGTAACTGCGTTTTTTACCGTTTGCACTTGTCTTTACCACACGCCTGCGTACAAGTTCTTCTTGCACTCTCAGAAAAATATCCTTCGGAATAATCGCCTCGTGATTATTCTCAACATAATATTGCGGAACAATGCCGTTGTTCTTAACTCTGGTTTTGTTAAGAAAATCTGTGGTGTAGGTCTTTTGCAAAAGTGCATCACCAATATATTTCTCGTTACGGAGAATCTTGTTGATGGTGCTCGTCCACCATTTCTTTTTCCCGGCACCTGTCAGAATACTGTCCTTCTCAAGCCCTTTTGCAATTTTGTCCATAGAACTGCCCTCAAGGTATTCTCTGTAAATACGCTTTACCACCTCAGCCTGCTCCGGATCAATCACAAGGTTGCCTTCCCTATCCTTTGTATATCCGAGAAAGTGATTGTGGTTTACCTGCACCTGACCATTCTGATAGCGAAACTGCAGACCCATTTTCACATTCTGACTGAGTGATTGCGACTCCTGCTGAGCAAGTGACGCCATAATTGTAAGCAAAACCTCTCCCTTTGCGTCCATTGTATTGATGGATTCCTTTTCAAAGAATACCGGTATGTTCTTATCCTTAAGCATTCGTATATACTTTAAGCAATCAAGGGTATTTCTTGCAAAACGGCTGATTGATTTGGTGATTATCATATCAATTTCACCCGCCTTGCAGGCCTCAATCATACGATTAAATTCTTCTCTCTTTTTAGTGTTGGTACCTGAAATACCGTCATCTGCATAAATGCCGGCAAACTCCCATTCAGGATTTTTCTTGATATACTCGGTATAGTGCTCAACCTGAGTTTCATAGCTTGATGCCTGTTCATCGCTGTCAGTACTGACTCGACAATAAGCGGCAACTCTAAGCTTTGGCTTATCCTCCTGCCGTCGTGAGGTATTTCCAACCTGTCGTTTTGCAGGAATAATCATAACATTTCCCATCAAATGTCCCCACTTTCTATCAGACTATATATGTACTCTGCCTGTCTGATTGGATTATCAAAATTTTCAGTTATGCTGCCAAGCCTAAATGCTATTGGTGGCTTTTTTATTTTTTCAGGCTTGTATCGATTGTTTCTACCTAACCTTGAGGAGCGTTCACTCAATTCCATTTTGGCAGCATTAAAAATTTCATTGTCTATTATTTGCGGGTAGAAGTCATCGCCAAGATAGTGCTTGTTTTGCAGCATATTCTTCACTCCGCAATGTCGCATATTAAGTCCTGCCCTCTTTGCCGCATTGACAAGAGAAAGTCCGCTAAGGTAATTCAAATAGACATTGCGAACCTGTTCGGCAGTGCCTTCGTCAACAACAGCCTTTCCGTCAACGATTATATATCCAAATGGCGTGTGTCCCATTAAATCATCTCCTCAAATGTAAGGCCACATCTCAGAACAAATCCTATTTTTTGTCGTGAATAAATCAAAATATGGTCAACAAATAACTCAAATAAACTCTCATTAAAATCCGTCAGCATTTCACCGCGTTTGCAGTAATTTATCAGGCGCTCGGTTTCATAAACCTTTGTAGTATCACCCGCCACCGTATTATTCAGCACCTCGATTTCACTTCTAAAATCACGAGCCTGTAAAAGTAATTCGTTGCTTTCCTGCGTGTAAAGTATTTGGTCAATATAGCCTTGCGCCATCAGTTTATGCAATGTACTGCGCTGCTCGGCATTCTGGTCAAGCTGGTTTTCAAGATATTGAATACGGAGCAAAGCTTCATCAGCCGTATTGCTTTGCATTACTGCAAGATATGGCTTGAGAAGCAGTCTGTAACTGAAAATCAGCTTATTAAGCATAGTTACAAACGCAAGCTTTAACGCATCATCTCTTACAAACAGCATTGAGCACCTGTTAGTATCAGACAGGTGAGTATTGCACACCCACGCAACATAGCTGTTATACTTGCCCTTATGAATCCTTCTGCGAAAGGTGTTTCCGCACTCACCACAAATAATCTTTTCGGAAAAAGCATATCTCTGCTGATATTTATAACTACCGCTTTCTATTCCCTTTTCGGCAGCTCTTTGTTCAATAAGTGCAACGGCAGCCTTAAAACCCTCGTGACTGATAATTGCCTCATGATGATTCTGTATTAAGTACCTGTTAAGCTCTCCGTTATTTATATGACGATTAAAATTACTGTCGGCATAGGTCTTCTGAAAAATGCAATCACCTGTATATTTTTCATTCGTAAGAATATTGTGCACACTTGTCGATGTCCACCTTCCACCCTTTTGCGTTGGCACCTGTTCAGCGTTCAATTCCTTAGCAATTGAGTACATTCCTTTACCTGAAAGCAGTTCTCTGAATATTCGCTTTACAATATCTGCCTGTTCAGAAACAACTTGCAGTCCACCTGATTCAAGCTTATAACCATAAGGTGCACTACTTAATCTGTAAGTTCCGTTTTCAAAACGCTTTTTAATTGACCATCTGTTGTTTGATGAAATAGAAGCGGATTCACCCTCAGCCATTGTGCTGAGAACTGACAGAAAGAGCTCGCTTTCCATAGAGCTGGTATTTATATTTTCCTTTTCAAAATATACCGGAATATTCAGGTTGAGAAGTGTTCTCACAATTTCCAGGCAATCCATAGTGTTTCTTGAAAAGCGGCTGATTGACTTTGTAATTACAAAATCAATTTTCTTTGCCTTGCAATCAGCTAAAAGGCGCATAAGTTCCGGCCTTTTACTTGCCTTTGTGCCTGTTATGCCCTCATCATAGTACACACCCGCAAAGCACCAGTCATCTCGTGAATTGATGTAGTTTTCATAATGGCTCTTTTGTGCTTCCAAGCTTTCAAGCTGTGCATCAGTCGCCGTTGAAACTCGGCAGTAGGCTGCAACACGCAGTTTATCCTCGGCATTTTTTGCAGGTTGAATTTTGTCAATTTTCGTAACCTTTTTCATGATAACTCACCTCCCATTTCACTTGTATATACATCACTCTAAATGTCACAATTGTCAAGTTGTTTTTGGCATAATCTCGGCTAAAAACGGAGAGAATGTGTCACGATTTTTCTTTGTTAATTTGTTGAATTCTTCCAACGAGATAAGTCCTTTTTCAAGCATATCCTCAGCTACCCTCTGCGCCATAAAATAGTTATAGTCCTGTAAAAGCTCCACCTCTGTCAACGACTTTGCAGACATTTTTAAATGTGACTCAACATCTGTTGTCTGTAATACTGTTCTCATTTCATTTTGCATAATATTACCTCCGGTTTTTTGTTATTCACTTTCCACTGGAGATAAACAAAGGTTTTGAACGAAAAAAATCCCCATCAAGGAGAAAAAACACCTCGATGGGGATTTGGCTTTGTTAAAATAATGTTCTATTGTCTGTTAAGATAAAATCTCGTTTACTCTTTTCTGAACGGTGTTGTAGTTATAGCCGGCTTTGGTGAGGCGGTTTTTGCGGTCGGCGCCGTTGCCCCATTTACCCTGAATTACTTCTCTTGCAATGGTATCAACTGACTTTTTGCCCGATGACTTTGGCGTGTACACACTCTTTCCGCTTTCATCAAAAACAGAGTAACCGCTGTTTTTGTTGGCACATTTCTTGGCATTTGAAAGGTCATAGAAAGCACCCTTCTGCGACTTTGCGTCCTTCCAACTTTTGCGTACACGATAGAGAGTTTTCTTTGATGTCACAGGTTTTGAACTGCCTAAGCCAAGCTGAGCGTTCACCTCCTTTGCAATCTGTCCGTGAAGATTGTAGAGATAATCGCCCGGACAGGACTTGTTTGCATAATCCCTATGAACCGTCATATTGCAACCGTTAAGATGATTCATTCTCGCTGACTTATTTGTTGACCACACAAGCCTTTTGATGCCGTTTCTTTTGCAGATATCAACAAGCAGCTTAATCAAGGATTTGTATGCCTTGTCATTTACCTTATACGGGTGGTATGTATCGGATGCAACTTCGATAGTAATTGCTCTGTTGTCATTTGACGCAGAGGAAGTACACCAACTGCGATCCTTTTCCTCAACATACATTCCGATTCTGCCGTCATATCCGATACCATAGTTTGAGCTTGCCTCCTTGCCCCTTGACGCAAAGATTGAACCGAGAGTTTCAACAGAACACTGTCCGACAACGCAGTGAATTGAAACTGTATCAATCTTGTGATTGCGATTGATGTTTCTGTTTGGTGAAATTTTTGTGTAGCTAACTAATTTGCTGTTTGTGTATGACATTCAGTCGTCCTCCTTTTCACTTCTGTGGTGTAATTGTGCAAGCACATTTTTAATCTTTTCAGGAATGGGAAGTCCCAGATGTGCTCCGTTTTCAAGCAGTGACAAGCCCTCATTTGAGAGATAGAAGAAAATCACTGCCGTTCTCAGCACACTGCCCGTGCCGATAATGTACACATCAAGGAGATTCGCCACTCCCACAAGCAGAAAGATAATCACCTTCCTGCAAATGCCCTTGAAACCGACCTTGCTCGAAAGCTCTCTGTCGGCAAAGGCACACATCATTCCTGTAATGTAGTCGATAACTACAAATGCAATGAGTGCATACAGAAAGCCGTCTGCACCTCCGAGAAACCACCCGAGTGTTCCTCCAATGGCTGTAAATACGGTCTGAATACTGTTCCAAATCTGTTTCATAAATACCTCCTGTGTCTATTTTTTTACCCACTTGCTCCAGCTTGAATTCACCTTTGAACGGATATATACATCAAACGGAGTGTCCCTTGCCGTATATCTCTGTATCACAAGATTTGTACTGCAAGAAAATACTTCAAGCATACCGAATACAAGTGCCGGATAGTTCATATTCTCCTGCGGTACTCTTCGTCTGAAATAAATACCCTGCGTTGTAAGACTGTTAAGGCTGACATCGTCCTCAACAGAGGTCTGTATAATGCCCATAACAGGGTAACCGTTCATATGTATTTCACCCGTCACATCAAGTGCGGATTGTGGGTTTGGATTGTTAATGCCTACCTTCTGCTTGCGTAATGCAACAAGCGGAGTGCCTTGCGGAATGGTAAAGTACAGGTCCGTAACAACAGACTTTTCCATCACATCCCGAATTTCAATATGAAAGTCATATGACATATTCACATCAAGATTCATAAGCTGAAGATTTGAGTATGAATAGCTTGTGCCGTTCATTTTAAGGTTGCTTAAAATGTCAACAAAATTTCCGTAGTTTGCATCACTTGTCCTCTTGTATTGGTAGCGAAAGGATAAAAGCTGATTGTGATTTACCCCGTCAATTGTAATTGGTGAGTATGAGCCGTTGAAAATAAGCTGAATTTCCGACTCAATCTCATTTGTTCGTCTTAGTGTAATCTTACTGAGATTCGGACTACTGTACGGAATAACTGTAATCGTCTTTTTAATGCTCGTTGTGTAACCTCTTGAGTCCGTGACCGTGACCATAACCACCACATCACCGCTTTTGGTGATTGTACCAAGATTCAATTCCTTTGCAGTTGTACTTGATTTGCTCACACCGTTACAGCTTACCGTGTAGCCTGTAATCTTCGATTCATTTCTCGGCTTTGCCGTAAGCGGAGTAACCTTGAGATTTGAATAGTTCTGAATAAACAGCTTTGAGTTGCCCGTAACGGCAGTGGTCTTTAAATTGGTGTCAAGATAGATAAACCCGTTAATTACAGGCCTTGAGCTGTGCGATGTGGTGGTAATCTGACAATTCCTTTCAGAAATGCCTACATAGGTTGAACCCTTGTATGTGGTGACCGTTAGCTTTGCCGTAACGCTCTTGTCTTCATACATAGCCTTTAAAATGCCCGTTCTGCTGTCCGTAGGAATGGGAATAATCCTGTTTGCCGTCCCCTTGTTCCACGCAAGTCCCGATATGCCAGTTATCGGAATACCCCGTATGGTAATCGTAATGCTGTGTTTAAGACCTGCGTCATTTACCGTTGTGTTCACTGATACGGTCGGATTTTCCGTATCTATGTAAATCGTGTCAATTCTATTGACAACCGTTGTCTTTGCCATATTGCCTCCTAATCAAGAATTACAATGTTGAGTCCCTGTGAACTGTTTGACATCGGAATCAGCTTTGTTCTGCCGATTGTAAGCTCACCGTCAACTGTGGTTTTCTTCGTCTGAGTTTCGTCCTTGTTTAGGGTGAATATCTTTTCACCGTTGTAGTAGCCGGAAAATTCAGTGTTTGTAATTACTGTTTTCTGCGAGGACTTGCTGTTTGAAACCTCAATGCCTTTGCGGTCAATCTTTACCTCGTTTGTGTATATCTCGTTCGGTGCAGGCGACCAGTGTTGGATAATACTTCCGTCAGTAAGCATAAGGTCACTTACCGTAAGAGAGGTGTCACGGCTGTAAATGAATACCGTGATTTCACCGTCCGAAACATCGGGGAGTACAACGGAAAAATCTGTCCAATCAAAGCTGTCCTTTGTATTAAAAAGATATTCTCTTTTAACTCCGTTGTACTGAACATACATATATGCACTAAGCTGTGAATAGCTTTTCTTTGCTCTGAGTGACAGCACAAAGGATCTGTCGGCAACCGAGTTATACACACTTTGCGACAAGGTGCTTTCCTCACCGAGTACAAAGGCAGAACCCGAAGAGGTGTGACTGATTACATCTGTATCGGAAAGTACAGTGACAAATCCCGAATACTCCCAATCATCCGAAAGTCCGTTGAGAGCCGATGAGTTTAAAAGATAGTTCTTTCCGCCCGTGGACTGCTCGTTGATTTTAAAGGAAATGTCCTCTGCGGCCTGCTCAAGTGTTGATGTCCTTTCCGTAATTTCAGCAAGACTGTCGCTGAGTTTGTCGGTATCCTCTGTTTTTGTATATGCACTTAGGTGAACCTCACCGCTCTCCAAATCCCACCACGAGGATTTATCAGCCGAACTGATTACTCCCGCCTTGATGATGTTTGCCATAAGCGTTCCGCTTGTGATAAAGTTTGCCACGATTTTTCCGTCAGCCGTAATCGCAGTTTCATACGGGCCGTTGTATCCACTCTTTGAAAAACCTAAGCCACCGACATTCCACCGCCACACATTCCTTGCATCGTACAGATTTTCGTTGTCAAGAATCAAAAGTTCATACGGCTTGCCTGTAACAGAATCCGTGTGCATAACAACAAAGCCACCTTGCTGACCTGAAATCAGCGAAGTGGCATTTTTAATAGCAGTATTCATAAGTAACGGAAAGCTGTCGGTTTCCTTTTTGATTTCATCGGTTGTACTTTTGATTTCTGCAACCGTATTCACAAAGTTTGATTTTGCCGTTCCGAGTGTGATTGATGAATATTTCTCGGCCAGTGCGTCATATACGGTTTCAATAACCTTCGTCTTTACCTCAATATTCATATCTGGGTGTCTGACGGTCACTGTGTCGCAGAGGTTCACCTTTTCGAGGAACTGCGAATATTCGGGCTGTTGCCATAGCGGTTCAAACGACACCTTCACCGTGGGAGTTTCGTCACCGAACGGATTCTGTTTGATGTATGACTTCGCCTTTGCTCGAAGTGTGTCCTCGGTAACGGTTTCTCCGTCCTTAAAGAAGGACGAAAAATCCTTGATTAAGGTTTTCTCTCTCGCATATTTTTCGACAACAGGAAGTACAGCTTCCGAAAGAGTAACCACATTTTCGGTATCGCCGTTCTTTACAACCGCATAGGGCAAAAGGTGTGTATATACCGATGAAAAATCATTGTCCTGCTCAAGTGAGGTGAGGTTCTTGCCGTATTCAATTACCACACCGTTATCCTTACCACGCTTTGAGTGGAGAATGACATCAAACATATCCCATTCGTATTCACCGCCCCACACATCAAGGACTGAACCTTCCGTACCGCCCAGAACAGCACGAACGCTCATCGGCCTGTCGACTGAAAATGCCCTAGGTGCAGAAAGGTCGGTTTTGCAATTAAAGCTGTGCTGTGATGAGGTGCTTGAAAAAATCCTCTCGAGTGCAAGCTGTGGTGAAACCGATTTGCTCTCAAAGCACAACACGCCAATGCCCGACAAATCATATGAAATGTGCTGAGCATATACCGTGATGATGCCGTTCATCGGAGTGGTTATTCTGTATATGCGAAACGGCTGTGACCTTGATGTGTCATTCGGCTTAACGAGTATAACCCTGTCGTTTTTAATCTCATCAAACAATGCACCGTGCAGAGGATATTTCATCACACATTCAAACGCACCGTTTCTCTCCTCTGTAACTTCGCAAAAGGTGCAGTCCGACAGCACACCGATTCCGTAGGTGTCAAACTCGGTTTCATCTGCTCTGTATAAAATCGGCATCATAACGAACACCACCTTGGAAATACTGAACCGTCTGTTATGCCACCGCCGAGAATAAACCTGTTTTCGCCCTTTACAAGCAAAGGAAAACCCGTGCCTGTAACCGTATCATTTTTCAGCGTGTTGTCTTTGTAAAAGCACCTTTTTTCGCTGTCAATCTCAATGAACTCATCAATATTGCTGAAAGTCCATTCATGCCTGCCGTTTTCGTTATCAATGGTAAGCGTACCCGCACCGTTGCCGTTAAGATGAATAAGCGGTCTGCTCTCAAAGCTGTACGGATTTACAAGTACGGTTTCACCATTTGACGGCAAGGTCACTCTGTAAATATCCTCGCTGACCTTCTCGAGAGAATGCCATGCGGTTTCGTCACCGAGAAATGTGTAGAGGGCAAACCTTGCATTCTCCTTTTTCCAGTTTTCGTTTACCTTGAGATATATTCTGCTCTTGTCAGCATCTGAATAGCTGTCCCAGTAGCCGTCTGTCCACGAATTTGTATTCAGCACAAACATATTTTTACCACTCGGCACAACAAGGTCTGCCGTCTGATTCCAACGGTTGCTCCAGTCGTTTTCCGGCTTTGAACCGTCCATTCTGCAAAAAATCATATACGGAAAATTCAGCACCACATCAATGCTGTGCGGTAGCTCACCGTCAATGTCATATCTAAACGGCTTACAGTTAAAGCTTACGGTAAACACACCGATTTTGTTGAGCTCATCTTCAATATCAAGCGAGGAGTTAAAAAGAGCGTATCTGAAAAATCTTTTGTCGTAGCTGTCCTTTAGTATGTGATACCTGTCGGGCTGAGTGTACAGCCAAGCCTTGATTTTTGTAATGCTGTCTGCAAGCTGTTGACTGTTCTTTGCAGACAGATATACAGAATAACTCACCTGTGTGTTTTCGTACCTGCGATTCGGTACAATCAAATCACCATTGCGACCGGGGATTGATACAAAGGAAGAGTCATACTTTGGCGAGGAGTACACATTCTTTCTCTGTATATGAAGCCCCATATCAGATGACCTGATGCCGTTGTATTCAAAATAGTTCAAGCAAACACCAGTCCTTTCCTTTTGGCAAACTGACCTGCAGTTTCCATAATTTCATTTGTAAGCTGAGAAATATCGTCATTTGAGTAGTTGTTGAAATTTGCAATATTCAGCACAAGCGAAAGACCGCCGACACCGCTGTTTAAGCCTTGTGTGTTGACGGAGTTTTTTACATTTCCGTCAATGCTGAAATCAGTCGGCAAAGCAGTTTTCATATCGTCAGCAAGTGAATTCATAACACTTGAAACATCACTGCTCATACCCTCGGCGGCACGAACAGCCATATCACCGTTCTTGTCAATAGAGCCGGCAAGACCCTTGACGAGCATTTCGCCAACCCATGCCATTTCCTTTGACGGTGAGTGAATGCCAAAAAAGTCGCAGATGCCGTCCCAGATACCCGAAATCCAACCGCTGACTGAATCCCAGAGCCACGATGCAAGACCGCAGATACCGTCCCACAAGCCTTTTACAATGTTACCGCCAATTTCAACAATCTTGTACATAAGTGAACCAAAGGCCTTTACAATGCCTTCAATAATCTTAGGTACTGCCTTTACAATTCCCTTAATGATAGTCGGCAGATTCTTAACAAGCGAAATCAACAAATCAATACCCGCCTGAATTATTGCCGGAATATTGTCGCTGAGAGCATTAACAATGCCTGAAATGATGTCAGGTATTGCATTCACGATTGTGACGATAATGGTGGGCAGAGCCTTGACAAGTGAAATGAGCAAGTCTATACCTGCCTGAATAATCTGCGGAATTGAATTTATTACCGCATTTATAATCCCGTTGATAATCTGCGGAATTGCCTTGACTATTGATGTGATAATATCGGGCAAAGCACTCACAAGAGAGGTCAACAGCTTAATGCCTGTCTGTATGATTTGCGGTATTGAATTTAAAAGAAATGTAACTATGCCCATGATAATCTGAGGCAGTTTAGATATTAGGTTGGGAAGTGCATCAAGAATACCCTGTGCAAGTGCTGACACAAGTTCAAGTCCTGCGTCAAGAATTGACGGCAAGCTGTCCAGAAGTCCCTGTACAATCGTCATAACCGCATTGACCGCAGTAGGAATTAGAGTCGGCAGTGCATCTGCAAGACCCTGTACGAGAGTTGCTACGAGCAAGGTTGCCGACTCAATCAGCAAGGGCAGATTTTCAACAATTGCATTTGTAATTGTTAATAAGGCTGACACCGCAACAGGAATCAGCTGTGGCAAAAGCTGAAGCAATCCCTCAAGCACCTGTGCAAACAATTCTGCAAGTGTTTCAAGAACCGTTGGGAGCATTTCACCTGCCGATTCAAGCAGTGTGGTAATGACTGTCGGCAAGGCTGAGATGAGATTTTCCACAATAGGCGAGATGTTTTCAAGCACGGTCTGAAATGCTGTTACAACATTTTCACACAACACATCAAGGTCAGCGTTTGCGTCGCCAAATCCTACCACAAGGTTTGTGACCGAGGATTTCAACGCATTAACCGAACCCGAAATTGTACCCTCCGCCTCTTTTGCAGTAGTGCCGGCAATATCCATACTCTCCTGCATAACGTGTATTGCATCGACCACATCGGCATATGACGAAATATCATATTTCACGCCAGATATTTTTTCTGCGTCAGAGAGAAGTCTTTGCATTTCCTCTTTAGTACCGCCGTAGCCGAGTTTAAGGTTATCGAGCATGGTGTAGTTTTGCTTGGCAAAGCCCTGATACGCATTCTGAATGAGTGACATATCTGTACCCATCTTGTTTGCGTTATCCGCCATATCCGTGATTGCCATATCGGCATACTTTACCGACTTGTCCGTATCACCGCCAAGCGACTGAATGAGGCTTGCGGAAAAGCCTGTAACGGTTTCCATGTAGTCATTTGCAGAAAGGCCTGCCGTTTTATAGACATTAGATGCGTAGCTTTGCAGTTTCTGCGATGAGCCCTTGAAAAGTGTATCAACACCGCCGACAAGCTGTTCATAGTCGGCATAGGCATTAACTACCTCCTTGCCGAGCTTAACGGCAGTTGCGGCAGCCGCAGTAACAACCGCACCCATTGCCACACCGACACCCTTGAGTACCGAACCAAGCTTTGAAAATCTCTCCTTCGACTTATCTGCCTTGTCGCCTGCGTCCTTGATTTCATCGCCCATATCATCGGCACTTTCGGCAGTATCATCAAGCCGACCGTCAACCTTTTCAAGAGATTTTTCTGTACCCTCAATATCCGTCTTTGCCTGTTCAAGTGCAGAATTATTGCTGCCAAGCTCACGCTCCATACTGTTGAGTGATGCCTGTGCGTTGTTGAGCTGAATCTGCCAGCTTTGTGTTCTTCTGTCGGTTTCACCAAAGGACTCCGATGCATTTGCAAGTGCCTGCCTGAGGGTTTCAATCTTCTGTTTTTGTGCGTCAATCTCCTTGTTGAGAACCGTATTTCTTGCCGATAAAGCCTGAACGGAATTGTCGTTCTTATCAAACTGCGAGGACACAAGTTTCATCTCAGAGCCGAGAACCTTAAAAGTCTGATTGATTTCTGCAAGCGACTTTTTAAATTCCTTTTCGCCCTCAATGCCAAGCTTAAGTCCAAAACTATCCGCCATATCCTCACCTCCTCAGGGCATAAAAAAAGACACCACATTTCTGCGATGTCTAAAAATTATTATTTGTGCAATTTTTGCCAAACTTTAAACATTTCAATCAGTGTATTTAGAAAAGCAATCAATTCTTCTCCGTCACTTTTTGTTATTGGTAGTGTCCACTTCGTAATTATCATAGCGTGCGAATATCAGTTTCGGTATTATTACCAATATATGCTTGAACTCCAATCCTATCGTAGAGGTGATGCGGGTTTGCGGTGTTTCCATCTACTTCAAGAGGGTTAAAACTGATTAGGAAGTTTACTCCAGCCTTTTGAGCATCAATCCATTTGTGGTGACTTAGGTCATGTGGAGGATTTAGTTTTCCACTTCCACTATAGTTTTTGTTTCCTTGTCCAGCTCTACCGTGCGTTATTACAGTGTATTGGTTTTCCCTTAAAAGTTCAACCAACTTAGTTCTTTCTGTCGCCCGTGCTTTTATGTAGGCATTTCTGATTTTATTAAAATTATTAATTTCCATTATTTTACATAACATTCCTTATTGCAATTTTAGTTTTATTATATCAAAAATATATAATAAAGTCCATTGAAATTTAGATGTTACACGGAATAACATCATCAATACAGGCAACTCGTTTTGGCTTTGCAATGCCGTTATATTGTCTATGACATTCCCACAAGTCAAGCAAAAGTCCAAATGGCATGAGCCACACCTCATCTTGCGAAAGGTTCAAATGTGCAAGTCCGTAATAAAGAAGTCGGGTAAACAGCTCATCGTCTGTTACCCGACTTTCGTATTTTTTGAGTCAAACTCGCTTTCAATATTCCTCTTTGTACCCTTGTGCATTGAGTCCATAATTGCATTCTTGTATTCAGCAAGGTCAAACGGTGAGGTTAAAAGCTCAACCTCGTCCTCACAAAGCAAAGGCTTTTTGCTGTTCGGATTTTTTAGATTGTAAATCATAACGCTTTGATTTGCAAGCAAGGTGATAAGCCAGATGATTTCATCAAGTGCCATTTCAAAATTTTCACTTTTCATAAGCCTGTCACCGAGGTTTTCAAGTCCGCCGTATCTTTTGGCAATTTCCTTTGTTGCCCTTGTTGTGAGAATAAGCTCATAATCGTTTTCACCAATTTTAATAATACTTCCTCTGTCAGTCATAACGCACCTCCGTATTTATTCAGCATAGGTCGGCTCATACACTTGAGTGTACCAACCGCTGATTGTGTCACTTGCAACACCTGTATCGTCCTCTGAAATTTCAGCTTTCCATGGGTGCTTGCCGAGCTTGTCAACCTTGTTTCTGCGGATAACCGTACCCTCAATCGACGGAGTGGAAAACTCGATGCTTTCGCCCTTTGTGGTAAGATTAGTTGCAGGAATGCCAAACTTCACTCTGTAAAGCCAGAAGTAACGATACTTGCCGTTCGCTTTCTTTGCACGAAAACCGATTGCAACGGGCGGTGCTCCGTCCTCAGATGCGGAAACCAACACCTTGTTTTTGTCGATTGTCGCACCGGTCAAATCCTCTGCAACGGCTGTTCCGATGTTGTCAATACCGAGTGTGAGCGTACCGCTCTGAAATTCCTTTACAACCTCAGATGCACCGTCATCGGCATAAAGTGTTGCCTCGGCAAGCTCTACCGAAAGTTCCGCACTCATCGCCTTTGCAAGCGGAATAGGTGTGTCATAGGTTTCGTTTCCGTCAGAGTCCTCCGTGATTTTTGCGTAATACAGCTTATCAAGTCCGATTGTTGCCATAATCTATCTCCTCCAGTTCATAAGTTTTTAATGCGTCAATAGCATAGTGATGATAGCCCGCGTCGCTCTCGTAACCGATATACAGCCTGTCGGTTATTGAAATATCACTTTGAAAAAGAACGATCACAAGCTTGTATTTAAGTGCAGAATAATTACCCTTTGAAAATATAGAAATTCTCACTTCCTGTCTGTCAAAGGTCGGCATATTGTCGCAGTGCATATCAAAGCCGTCCGAAAGCGGTGTGAGAACAATGTATTCGTCAGGTGCTTTGTCTGAAAAAGCACCTGTTTCAACTCTGATATTTAAACCTTCTGCAATGCTTTTGATTTCGGCAAGCAAACTCATATGCTCTTTACCTCCTCATCAAGCGTGTTAATCATAACCGTCATACACTCCTTGCGTGAAGCTGATTTTGCGGGTTTCATAAACGGTTTTGGTGGCTGACCGCTTTTGCCGTATTCAATTACGCTCGCAATTTTTGCATTACTCTCACCGTCCGATCTAGGCTCTGAAAAGCCTATTTTTATATTCAGATTGCCGTTCTTGTCTGACAAAACAGGTGACACACCAAGTGAGCGTTCAAGCTCACCAGTGGAGCGTGACTGCGTTTTTGTGTCCTTGCTGATGACATTTCTGAGATTTGTTCTCACCTTTTTAAGAACAACCTCAGCACCGGCATTGAGTACCCTTTCACACACTTCATCTGTTTTGTCACCTAATCTTGAAATCTTGAGTAAAAACTCCTCCGGCATTTTCATTGTGCATCTAGCCACTTGCGTCAACCTCCTTTGCAAGAATTTCAAGATACATTCCTCTGCCTTTTACATTCTCAACAGATGTGATTTCAAACCGCTTTCCGTCACAAAGAATGAGCATATCGGTTGTAACCTCAATATGCGGAATACACCTCAGACGAAACAGATCAGTCGCAACGGAAAATGTCGCCATATTCGCCCACCGTTCACTGCCGTGTCTGCCCTCACGATATGCTCTCACGCTTGCTACTGTTTTCAGTCTTTCCTTCTTAAATCCCTCATCATCGGTTTCAATCACCTTTTTCATAATTTCAACAGGTGTGTTCATGTTTCCAAAACTCATAGCTACACCTTCCAGTTTCTGTCAAGCCTTAAAAGTAAATTGACCGTGTTCCACACCTGAGCCGATGCGTTTGTGCTGTCAGCAAAGAATCCGCCCGTTGAGCCATCTCTGCTTTCATAGAAATGGCTCGCAAGCATAATAACTGCCTGCTCGGTAGTTGCAGGCATTGCGTGTGTGGAGTAGTAACCCTCATCAATGTGTTGATAGCTTTCGGCATAGGAAACCGATGCAGTGATGTACTGCTCAAGAAGTGCATCGTCCTCAGAATGTTCAAGTATGAGATTTTGCTTTACTTTTTCAAGCAGTTCATTCACTAATTTCATCACCTCAAGATTTTTTCATCTGTAAGAGTTTGATACCCTCTGTAAGAATTACCTTACCGTCAACTCTCTCAGTAGATACATAACCAATCTGGCCATTAGTAGCATACAATTCATTAAGTCGCTGTACCGTTCTTGAACCTCTGTCGCCAATCCAGTAATTTGAAAAATCGCCAAAGGCAATAGGGAGTGAATTTGTTGTTGCAACAGGTGCATACGGTGTTGTGTAAAGGTCATAGCCAAGAAGCTTATCCGGCTGACCAGCCTGTACTGACGGTTGCCAGAGATACGCACCGTTGTTATCCTTGAGTTTTCTGAGAATTGCAACGGTAGAGTCATTCATAAGAAACTTTGCATTTCTTCTGTACGGTGATTTGAGTGAATACACAAGGCTGATAACTTCATCAGCAGTAATTGCAGTTGCACCAGCGGCCGTAACACCAACTTCACCACCTTTGGCCGTAAAAATACCTGTTGGCTGATTTGTACCTGTGCCAACGCAGAATGCCTCCTCTTCAGCAATACCGAAGGCTCTTGCAAATTCTTTCATAAGGTAATCCTCAATATCAAAGGCTGAATCCTGTAAAAGCTCTGTACTTACCCTACAAAGGTCTGTAAGTTTAAATGCGTCAAGCTGCTTCTGTCCAAAGGTTGGATTACTTTCCGTGTACGCCGCATTCTCGGCCGTCCACTGAGCAACAGAATGACCCGTGGCAATCGGAATTTTGCGTTCATGCTGGGTTGTGATTACCTTCGCAAGAGAGCGTATAATATTCTCCTCCTCAAGTGCAGAAACAATGCTTGTTTCAAATTCCGTGGGAACAAGAAAACCACCGTCAGCGTCTGTACCCTCAGAGAGTACATTGTGAACCTGTGCTCTGCCACGAAGATGATTCTGAAAATCCTCTCTGTATTCATCACTTGCCCTGCCTGTCCTTTCAGGCTTATTGTCAACCGGTGTGGTGACAATCGGCGTATTTACCGCTTTGTTAAGTTCCTTTTCATGCACCTCTCTGCGTTCCATTCTGTGGATTTCATTTGTAAGGCTATCAAGTTCACCCTCCATATTCGAGTACGTCGCATCGTCCTCCGCCTTCAATACACCCATATCATTTCTGTGTGTATCAAGAAAGCCCTCCATCGTGTTCCAAAGTCTTGCTCTTTTTTCTCTTAATTCTGTAATAGTCATAGTTAAATCCTCCTTATTAAAGTAACTTTTTGTAAAGTTGCATCTTTAACTCATCAACTTTTCGTCCTGTTTTGCCAATAGACTGCTTATTCTTGATTTTGTTAATGAGTGCCCTCTCAACCGCATCTTCGGAAAAAGAATACCCTTCCGTTTCAGCGGTATTCTTATCGTCCTTAAGAATGTCGTCGGCAAAACCAAGTTCAACAGCCTTCTTTGCATTCATCCATGTGGTTTCATCCATCATATGCGAAAGCTGCGTATGTGAAAGCCCCGTGCGTAATTCATAAGCATTTATAATGCTCTCCTTGACCTCATCAAGCATTTCAATAGCTTTTGACATATCTCTATGGTCACCAAAGGCGGTTGTTGCCGGATTGTGAATCATCATAAGGGCGGTAGGTGCCATACACACCCTTGTACCAGCCATTGCAATAACCGATGCCGCACTTGCAGCAATACCATCAATTTTAACCGTCACATCATGTGGATAATCCATAAGCATTGAATAAATCTGACTTGCCGCAACGCAATCTCCACCCGGAGAATTAAGCCAAATTGTAACGGGACCACTTCCTGTAAAAAGCTCATTTTTAAACATCTGCGGTGTCACATCATCGTCAAACCAACTTTCTTCTGCAATAGTTCCGTTAAGTTCAAGAACTCTTTGTACAGTTTCATTTTCTTCTGTATGATTTTTCCAATTCCAGAACCTTTTCGCCATTTGTATTTTCCTCCTTTTCATTATTCTTTTCAGCAAAAGCCCCGGCATCGCTCAGCTTTGTCATGCTGCCATTCACGAGATACAGATTTCCACCCTCCTCGTCAGAAATACGGTCGAGATTTTCAAGTTCTCGTATATCGTTTGCCGACATCCATCCGTTCTGCCTTGCCGTAGCATAGCCACTCATTCTGCTTGCATAGTCACCACGCAGAAGTCCATCCACATTAAACTTCACAAAGTACGAACTTTTTTCGTTTCTTGAAAGCAAGGAGCGGGAAATCGACTGCTCCCAACGCACTATCCACGGCTCAAGTGTGTACTTCACAAATTCAAGTGACTGCTGTTCAATATTAGAAAAGCTCGATTTTTCAAGGTCACCCACCATATGCGGAGGCACTCTGAAAATTCGAGCTATCTCATCTATCTGAAATTTTCTGGTTTCGAGGAACTGCGCCTCGTTCGGCGAAATTGAAATCGGTGTGTATTTCAGTCCCTCCTCAAGCACGGCAACTCTATGACTGTTGCCACTTCCTGCAAAGGCGGCATTCCACGAATCACGAACCTTTGACGGGTCTTTAAGCGTACCCGGATGTTCAAGTACACCGCTGGGTGACGCACCGTTTGCATAGAACTTACTACCGTATTCCTCGGCGGCAATGGCAAGACCGATTGCGTTCTTTGCCATTGCAATAGGCGAATATCCGACAAGTCCGTCAAATCCAAGTCCGGCAATATGCAAAACCTCATATGGTAAAAGCCTTACCGTTGCACCTTCCATTGTTCTTGCGTCATCGGAGCTTGTGTTGTACTGATAGTAAAGATTACCGTTTTTATCTCTGTCAACCGTCATTCTGTTCGGCATAAGAGGATAGAGGGCAACAACATCGCCCTTGCCATTTCTTATGATTTGTGCATAGGCATTGCCCCACAAAAGCAGATGAGTCATCAAGGTTTCTCTAAAAGCAAATGAAGTCATTTCGGGATTAGGCTCATCGTGCAAAAGAAAATACAACGGATGTTCAAGTGCCTTTTCCTTACTGCCATTTGAGTTGTATTTGTAAAGATGAAGCGGAAGTCCTGCAACCGCCTCTGACAAAATTCTTACGCAGGCATATACCGCAGTCATCTGCATTGCACTTCTTTCTGTTACACATTTGCCAGCACTGCTCTGACCATAGAAAAATCGGTAACCACTGCCAGATGTGCTGTTTTTCGGCTTATCCCGTGAGTGAAACAAACCGCTTAAAATACCCATAAAATCACCACTCTTTCGTAAAATGGGCAAAAGAAAAGCACCTCTTTTGAGATGCTTTAAAAAATATATTTACTTTTTATGCTCATATATATCTGCATAAAAATTGACTGATGTCATATAAACAACAATCCTCTATTATCATAAACCGATGCACAGTTATTGTTTCCACAGCGAATTGCTCTGTCAAGTGCCATAATTGTAGCAATTGCACCGTCAATTTTCTCTGTGGATTTTTCTTTGTCTGCTTTGATGTTGCCGGCCGGGTCAGTTCTGACAAATATGTTATCCATATTCCAGCGGAGTACAGGGTGTCCACCGTGTGCAATTCTCTGTTCAAGCGTCAGCTTCATAAGCTCCTTTGTAGGCGGTGACATATCCTTGAATCCCTGCCCAAATGGAACAACGGTAAATCCCATACCCTCAAGGTTCTGTACCATCTGAACCGCACCCCAACGGTCAAATGCAATCTCTCGAATGTTAAATCTCTCACCGAGCTTTTCAATGAATTTTTCTATGTAGCCGTAGTGAATAACATTACCCTCCGTGGTCTGCAAATATCCCTGTCGCTCCCACACATCATATGGAACATGGTCACGCTTTACACGCAAATCAAGCGTATCCTCGGGTATCCAAAAATACGGAAGAATAACATACTTATCCTCTTCATCAAGCGGAGGAAATACAAGCACAAATGCGGTAATATCCGTTGTGCTTGAAAGGTCAAGTCCACCGTAACAAACCCGTCCGCAGAGGTCATTTTCATCGACTGCAAAGGAACATTTATCCCATTTGTCCATCGGCATCCAACGAACAGCCTGCTTAACCCACTGATTAAGTCTTAGCTGTCGAAACGAGTTCTCTTCACTCGGATTTTGCTTTGCTGATTCGCAAGCGGTTTTAACTTTATCCATTCCGATAGTTTCACCCAGAGATGGATTGCATTTTTTCCAGACCTTCGGACTTGTCCAGTCCTCGTTATCATCAGCACCGAAAATGACAGGATAGAATGTAGGGTCGATTTTTCGCCCGTCAATGATATCCTGCGCCTTTTGATGAACCTCATAGCAGATTGAATGTGTATCTGTGCCGGCAGTTGTGATCAGAAAAAAGAGCGGCTGCATTCTCGCATCACCGCTACCCTTTGTAAGGACATCATAAAGTTTTCTGTTCGGCTGACTGTGCAGCTCATCAAACACAACGCCGTGAACATTAAAGCCGTGCTTGCTGTATGCCTCGGCAGATAGGACTTGATAAAAGCTGTTTGTAGGTTCGTAAATGAGCCTTTTCTGCGAGGCGAGTATCTTTACTCTTTTGTTCAGAGCAGGACACATACGCACCATATCGGCGGCAACATCAAAAACAATTGATGCCTGCTGTCTGTCGGCAGCCGCACCGTAAACCTCGGCTCGCTGTTCACCGTCACCGCAGGTGAGCAGAAGTGCAACAGCCGCAGCTAATTCGGATTTACCGTTCTTTTTGGGAATTTCAATGTATGCAGTGTTGAACTGCCTGTATCCGTTAGGCTTTAGAATACCGAACAGGTCACGGATAATCTGCTCCTGCCAGTCCATAAGCTCGAAACATTTACCCGCCCAAGTGCCTTTGGTGTGGCAAAGGCTTTCAATAAAGGCAACGGCAAAGTCAGCGTATTCCTTATCGTAATAGCTGTCCTTTGCTTTAAATTTTGTCGGCTTGTAATTTTTAAGTTTTCTCAAAATCTCACCTCCGATAGGGCATAAGAAAAGCACCGATTATTTCTAACCGATGCTTGATAATTCTTATTTAGTTATGTATGGTATATTATACATTGCCGATGTCTAAATAAAACTAAATTCTATTCACTCAGATGAATAAATCATTCCATCTTGTCACTGATTCAGGTAAAATGCTGGTATATGCATTATAAAAAGTATGTAGATCTTCTCTTGTGATCTTAACACAATCTTTCACCTGTTCCAAATGATCAATCTTAGGTGCGTACAAATATATGATATATCCATCATCTGCGTATTCCTTATAGTCTAAGGCATCTATACTTTTCTCTTTTCCACCTTTAACCTGCACAACAGCCTTTCTGTTATTCTGTGGATCCCTTGACCTCAATTCACATTCGATCTTTACAGTAGTTGATTTATTTGCAATGGAGTTTGATAAAACATAATAATTTCCCATTACTTGAAGATATGATATCACAAGCTCCTCTAAATCGAAATCTGGAAGATTGTCTAACATATCCCCTTGTATCTTGAACCACTCATAGATATTTTCTCCAGAAAGCTTATTGTAAATATATTTTGAATATTCCAAAATAATAGGATTATAAATACTTTGCGCAGTACCTCCTTGCGGCCTGTTAAACGATGCTTTGATTTGCCCTGGAACATCTAATCCAACCTTGAATGCTTTTATAGGAACAATAGCACCAATATCCATTTCAGTATCACATTTAGAAATTGCCCTATCTATTGCACTGCATATCCAATAGTATCCATCAAGATCTCTGGTCCAAAACAAATTATTTCTATTACTAAACATTTGATTAGCATCAACATTATTTACATCCCTAAAAACATTAAGTGCGTGATTCATTCTACTTTCATTACTACGTATTGCATTGTAATATGATTCATAATCCTTAATATCTGGACTTTTTTTATAAATATAACTCCAGCCAATAGCTAAAAACTGTTCTTTACCTTTCAAACAGAAGTCAATCAATTTTGATCTATCAGAACAAGCTGTCTTTAAATTAAATCTTGTAACATGATTCATTTGCTATCTTTCCTCTAAAATCTCATAAATTGTCTTATACAATGCTTTTTTAAAGTTCATCTTATCAAATTAATTTTGCCTATTATATTAATAATTTTATCAGATATATTTGCTAAGTCAATATGTACCATAATAATAAATTGATAAAATTTACCTCTAACACCTATGAATAGTATCAAGTGTTTTCTCCTGCTATTTTTCATCAATACCACAATGCTTTGGAGAGCCTCTCTTGTGCCACAATCGGGGCAGAGAATGGTTAAGTTGTCAACCATTGAAAGTGAGTTGTGTCCCGAATAAATTTCGCCACAGCGATTGTCCTATCTTCGTGAATAATGTGAGTAAAGGCTTTCAATAAAGGCAACAGCAAACCCTGCACTTTCCTAATCATAATAACTGCCCTTCGCCTTGAATTTCGTAGGCTTGTATTTCTTTAACTTTATCAAAATCCCACCTCCTCACGGCATAAGAAAAAGCACCACATATGTGATGCCTTTTGTGCGTTGATGTTTAGTTTGAAGAATCTATCTCTTTCAAAATATTTTGGGACACAGCACAAACTTGTGAAAAAATCAAGTTTATGCACTGAAAAGTGATGGCAACCATCATCTTATTATTGTTGCTTTAATGTTTTTTCGTTTTCATATATTTCATAAAAGAATATAATGCTTTCTTGTATGTAATCAGACAATTTATTTTGTTTATCCAATTCAATAAGTTTTTCTACAGATTTTTTGTCATCGATTGATGTCTTTTGCAAAGTATGATTTGGTGTGTTTAAAATAAATGTAAGATTTTTATTAAAAGATTCACCTTTGTTATATTTAGACTTATTAGTGTACAGTGTTCTTATGATTTCTATTGTGCTTAATGTAACGGGATCTTCGTAATTTATTAATTTGTCAATACTAATTCTATCAATATCATAATTATGTAAATTTTTCTCTAATAGATCTACTTCTTTTTTTAATCTTTCAATTGTTAATGTGAAACCTGTCAACAAGTGAGATAATCGATAACTGAATTGTTCCCATATTATTGCATTAACTTTTTTAGCACTTGTACTATCAAATATATCAGTACAATTTACTTTACAAAAAAATCCTGCCTCTGATTTGTTTCCATTAATATCATAATGGTAAGTTTTTATAAAGCTAATATTTCTTATATCAAGGCTATCTTTAGGAGATTTACAAATTCTAACATTATAAGAAATAGCATTCCAAAAATGGAATACTACATATCTAAAACCGTCGGGAGCATCATATTGGAAAAGTATGTTCGTTCCAATATTTGATAATTTAGCAATGTTAGAATAGTAACTATCTTTTATAATTATTTTTACTAATTCATCTTGATTTTTTCCTAGAATATAATTCACTATATCATTGAATTCTTTTTGAAAACTTTCAATACCATTGATATAACAATACCATTCATAAGCTATTTTTGCAACACTATGTAAAGCATAAAAGCCAATAAAATCATCAGATTTAATAGTCTTTTGCTCTTTTATTGTTCCTACATCGACAGTTTCAATATTACTTGCGATTTTATTTAGTTTACCTTTCTCTGAAAATAAGACTTTATCTCCGTTATCATTAAAACCAGATACAACTTTTTTAGGATTAAACAAAGATTCTCTGTCACTAAGTTTTACATCATATAATTTTTTGCCATTTATTTCTAAGTCAGCTTTGTATTGAATTGCTTTTCCACTACGAGTACTAAGTCCCAGTTTGTTTCTAAAAAAGGCTAAATCTGATACAAATCTTTTTTCATAATTATCATTAGTAAAAGCATTATGTCTTTTGCACACAAAAGATTTAGTTAATTTAGCACCAGTAATAGCATAAGTGATAATATCAGATGTTGTTAAGTTCTTGTCGGCATTACAGTATATACATCTCATTGCATATCTCCATTTCAATATCAGTTATTTTATAACAATTCTATCAAATATTAAGATATGTTTCAATATTTAATTAAATGGAAAATTTAAATGCAAATTTTGTGAATTGTCTTGAGTATCTTCTCCTGCTCTTTCTCATCAACACCAATGCTTTCGAGGGCCTCTCGTGTGCCACAGTCGGGGCAGATAACGGTTAAATTGTCTGCCCTTGAAACTGCACCGTGTCCGGAATAAACCCCGCCACAACGGGGACAGGTGCGTAACTGAACAAGGTTATCGGTCATTTTCGTACAGCTCCTTTGACTTGTGATAGGCATTGAGAAGTATCTGCTTGTCAAAATAAAAGGTATCGTAACCGTCAAGGCAGGTGTTGAGGTAGAAAAGGCTTGGTACACCGATTTGCCTTTCCTCGTGCATAATGTAGGCGAAGGCGGTAACCGTTCTGCGATTGCCTGTTCTGATGCCCTTGTATTGCACCTTGATGTCCTTCTTGTAGTAGAAGGTCGGATAGCCTTCATAACGGTCGAGTGCTTTTTCATCGGATTCGCTTACCTCCCAGATTACCACAGGCACAATGCCGTTTTCCTTTTTCTCAATCGTGAGGTACGAACCTGACTTACTACCTTTGAAAAGCAACTCCCAGCCTTTCAGCTTTGCCGTACCGAGAATTTTTGCGTTCGGACATCTCGTTTTCATCTGCATTACATTTAGGTTACTTCCGTAGGCTATGTATAACCTTTTCATAAAATCAATCCTTTCCAAAGATATGTTCTTCTACCACCTTAAGACCGCCAAAGCGGTCAGTGGGGTATTTAACCTAATCACTTCAAGCAACTCTGCCGTTCCTAAAAGCCGTGTCGCCCGAAAGTCTGTTTGTGAACACATCTCTCGCTGTCTTGAACTCGTCACCGATAAAGCCAAGTCGCAAAAGCCAAGTTCTCATTGCGTATTTTGGATTTTCTGTTTGCTGAGGTTTTGCACTTGCCGACTTAACTTCCTTTGCCATTTGGCTGAGTGCCAAGCAAAGCTGAATGTAGCTTTTTAGCTGTCCTGCGTGAAGTCCGTTCTGTTTGCCGTTTGATGGCTTGTCAAATTGGAAAAGTCTGAATTCAACCGTTCCCTTTGTAAAGGTTGCGTGGAGGTTGAGCATATGGTATCTACTTCCATTGTAATGGTGACTTCTGCCGTAGTTTTCATCATGGCTCTTGTACCATACATCGGCAAGTTGTGACATCGTTTCAGGCCTAGTTCTGTTGACCTGTTCCAAAAAGCGTGGATCTACCGTTTTGCAGTATCTTCTTATTCTCACCTCGTCAAGGTTTAAGGCGTCAATCAAAAGCTGTTCGTGGCTTGCCATAATGTTTGCAAGGTTTCTGAGTGTCTTTGCCGTGTGGCCTTTTGCACCGATGTGAATGTGTACTCCGCAACCTCTTGTTGAGTCGCTCTTTGCACCCGCTTTTCTTAATATCCTTACAAGCTCCTGCAAGGTTTCAATGTCTGAATAGTTTAAAATTGGTGTGACCATTTCGCATTTCTCACTGTCAATTCCTGCAATGCTGACATCTTTTTGGAATTTCCACTCTCTGCCTTGCTCGTCATATGCTGACCAAGTGCAGTAGCCGTTTCTGTCGGCTGTGTTTTCAAATCTGCCTGTGCCGAAGAACTCGGCTGCGATTTTTGCGGCTTTGTTCCTTGTGATGTTGTTCATCTCAACCTCAACGCCGATTGTCTGCTTTTTCATTTCCTCGATTTGTCTTAATGTCTTTGTATTCATAGTGTCCTCCGTTTTATAATTGTGTATTTCCTTTTGTTGTACACATATTCGCTCTTTTTGAAGGATATATCAATACGATTACTGCACAATCATTTTGCAAGATTATTGTGTATATCTATTCCCTTTCAACCTTTTTCACAAGCTCGGTATACGGGATTTTTCTACCGTTTCTTTCAACAAACACACCTTCTGCATTGTTTGTATTTTCAACATATCTTCTTAAAATTACTGAGGCGTATTTTTCGTCGAGTTCCATCATATAACAAATTCTGTTCATCTGTTCACACGCCATCATAGTTGAACCGCTACCGCCAAAAGTGTCGATTACAACACCGTTTTCCTGAGTTGAATTTCCAATAGGATAGCTGAGCAAATCAAGTGGTTTTGATGTCGGGTGGTTTGCATTTCTTTTTGGCTTGTCAAAATTCCAGATTGTAGTTTGCTTTCTGTCCGAATACCACTTATGTTTTCCATTCTGCATAAAGCCGTAAAGTACAGGCTCGTGCTGCCACTGATAATCAGAGCGACCAAGGACAAGACTATCCTTCACCCAGATACAACAACCGGCAAGATGAAAGCCTGCATCAATAAACGCCTTTCTGAAATTAAGTCCCTCTGTATCAGCATGGAACACATATGCTGAACCTCCATTCTCAAGATGTTCAGCCATACACTTAAATGACGCAAGCAGAAAATTGTAGAACTCCTCGTTTTTCATACTGTCATTCTGAATTGTCAGGCCTGATGAGCTCTTAAAAGATACACCATACGGCGGATCAGTCAGTATAAGATTTGCCTTTGTATTGCCCATAAGAGTTGATACATCTTCACTTGATGTTGCATCACCACACATTAGTCTATGCCTGCCAACAGTCCAGACATCACCTTTCTCAACAAATGAGGCCTTTTCAAGTGCTGCGGTTAGATCAAAGTCATCATCTTTTGCACGGCTTTGGTTATCATCGCCGAATATATCCATTAGCTCAGCTTCGTCAAATCCGGTCAGGTTCAAATCAAAATCAGCACCTTGCAGTGATTCAATTTCTACCTTCAAAAGTTCCTCGTCCCAGTCGGCATCAAGGGCCATTCTGTTGTCGGCAAGTATGTATGCTTTCTTTTGTGCATCGGTAAGGTAGTCTACAAATACACAAGGCACTTTATCAATGCCCTCATCTTTTGATGCCATAATTCTGCCGTGACCGGCAATGACATTATAATCTCTGTCAATTATTACGGGGTTGATAAAGCCAAATTCTCTGATTGATGCTCTCAGCTTGTTGATTTGCTCCTTTGAATGTGTCCTTGCGTTATTCACATACGGAATCAGCTTGTCTATGTCAACAAGGTTCATCTCCGATACTCTATTCATATTGCATTTTCCTTTCCTCCATCAAAACACAAAAGCCTTTCTTTGCTCCTGCTATGTCACCGTGAAGTGCCTGTCCTCTCAATGTTAAAAGTTCCTGCCTTTTCAGCCTGTGTTTATATCTTTTAAGTGTTTTTAAAAATTGTGCCAATTCGTTCTGCTTGTTCATCATTTTATCTTCCTTCTGAGCAAAAGCTCCATAGTATCGTTCGGGTTATCCTCAAACGGAACCGTGCAGTTTTGCTTTACAATATCGTAAATCTCATACCATATGAGGTTTGCACTTTTCTGATACTGCTGACTCATCTGTACGAATGGCGATGAGATTACTCCGCCCGTGGTCGGGTGCTTTCCAAGCAAACCGTAGGTGCTCGTTGCCTCCTCACACTGAATGTATCTTGCAAATGCCTGAGCATACGCTTCAATCAATCTCGGATTGACAAGCCGTTCACAACCACGCTCTTTGAGCCATAGCCAGGTTTCTTTGTATATCTCATCTGCTCCGAGAGGCACTCCGTTCTTCTGTTTTGCCGAAAGATAATCAGCCGGTTTTGGCATATCCGTGCCTTCAACAACTGCACCCTCAGGCAGGTCAACCGCCTCAAGTTCCGCACTCGTAAGCACGGGTATATCGTTTTCCATTAGCCGAACAGCCTGACCTTTTTGCAATTTTTCTGCCACGGACATTGGCTTGTCACCGGCCCGAACTCGTCTGCCACCTCTGTTTGTACCGTCCTTTGCCATATAAAATCACCTTCTTTCACAATTTTTAATACCCCGTTTGAACTGCCGCTTTTGTGCGTGACACCCTCCGCCGTTGTCCGCTATACGCCTCGCAGAGATTTTGATACCCCCACCATTTGCTGAAAATTGACAAATAAAAACTCAAATGGTAGAATAAATAAAAAAGTTGGTATACACTTTTGCTTTATTTCTTATGTTCGAATTTCCAATTGATGAAATAACACTCCTTTTAACATTTGTTCAAACAGCTATATCTGTTCTTGCTTATTTTGGAAGTGGTGAAAAGATTATGGAAAACAGAAACAACACGGTTTGGTGCGGTACACGCGGAGTGATCAAGTATGTCTGCGAAATTCGCTGGGATAAACAAAAGTGTTACAAGCGTGCTGCGATAGGTTCGAATCCTGTCCGCTCCGCCATATTTTAGGACTACCTTCACGCGGGTAGTCCTTTTTTTATCTGTCTCCAAGGTCGTGGTGAATTTTATTGTGGCAGGACTGACAAAGGCTCATTAGATTATCTGTACTATGTGTACCGCCTCTTGAAAGCGGGATAATGTGGTGAACCTCCTCGGCAGGTGTTGTTCTGCCCTGTTTAAGGCACTGCTCACACAACGGGTGTGCCTGCACATAGCGGTCACGAATTTTTTTCCACGCTCTGCCGTACTTCTTGTTGACATCAAGTGCTCGTGTGAATCGGTTGTACTGCTTTGCAATCAGCCTTTGATGCTCCTCACAATACCGCCCGTTTGTAAGTTTTGGACAGTTTGGATATGCACAACCCTGCTTTGGTTTATGTGGCATAAGCTCCTCCTTTCAGTCATAACAAAAGCCCTGCGGGAAAGGGGCTCCCACAAGGCTTCCGTAGGTTCTACTTTGTCCATCATAATACTATCATAAGAGGCGACTCTCAATCTCTCTCATTTACTCTCATGATGGCGGCCACACAGGCAAGTGCCGTATCGTGCATCCGATATATGTGCTGGATGCTGTAATGCATCTCAACCGCAATCTTCTCCCACGAGAGGAAGCACAGATACCGCTTCTCCAGCAGGGTTTGCAGTTCAACATCCGAAACGGCCCGGATTGATGCCATGATTTCCTTCTTCAGTTCCACCAGATTCTCGACGTCGTGTTTCAAGCTTTCCTCAACCTTGATAATCTTCAAAACGGCTCGTTCTATTTTGGAGCCGCCACGATTCGGGTTTCTGGGCATGTCGCTATAAACGACGGTGCAGGATGTGGCCAGTTCATTTAAAGACTCGATTTGCTGGAGCTTGGATTTAATCCGCATATCCAGCGTCCGGGCCTGTGACAGATATTCTTTAGCGGTCATTTCGCTTCTCCTTCCGTAGCTCTTTAATGAGGAATTCCGGATCGACTTTTGACAGGACACCGAACCAGCCGGAGCGGAAGAAACGCTCGATTTCCTGAAGCTCCCGCTCGTCGTCGGTCAGCCGGTAATCCTTGACCGCTTGCAGAATGATGGCATTTGCCAGTTCTTCATATGGGTTCAAAGTCGCACCTCCGAATTTGTGTTCACTCGGATTGGCGAAGATTGTCGATTTTTGTCGTTAGATTTTCAGATTTGCCTTGACCGCAGCGATCAGAGCCGACTGCGTTTTGTCTTTGGCCTTAAGTGCCCGGAGAATCTGCTCATCAATGGTGCCGTTCGTCACGATATGCTGAACGACCACAGTTTCAGCAGTCTGACCTTGCCGCCAGAGCCTTGCTATGGTCTGGGAATAGAGCTCCAAGGACCATGTGAGGCCGAACCAGACGATTGTGTTGCCGCCGGTCTGGAGATTGAGGCCGTGTCCAGCAGAAGCTGGGTGGATCAGGGCTACTGGGATTTCGCCGTTGTTCCATCTGCGGATACTGTCGGCTTTGTCCAGCTTGGAAAACGGGATACGCCGATCATGCAGCCGTTTCATGATCCTCTCCAGATCATGCTGGTACCAATAGGCCACCAGAAGAGGCTTACCGTTTGCCGACTCGATGATGTCCTCCAGAGCATCCAGCTTCTGCTCATGAATGGGGACCGTATTCCCGGCATCGTCGTAAATGGCACCATTGGCCATCTGGGAGAGCTTGCCAGAGAGGGCTGCGGCATTGGCAGCGGATATTTCACCGTCAGGCAGATCCAGAATGAATTGCTTTTTCATCTCATCGTAGGCGTCCTGCTCGTCGGGGCTGAGATAGACCTTGTACTCGCTGGATATGAGTTCCGGCATCTTCAGGTGGTCCGTGGATTTCATCGAAATGGTGATATCCGAGATTTTCCGGTATATGGCTTGCTCGGCACCGGGTTTCGGACGGTAGCTGTAAACGATCTGGCCGTTCATGGCGTCCGGCACGAAATACTCCTGCCGATAATAGGTGATAAACCGACCGAGTCGTTTTCCCATGTCTATGACCTTGAACTCTGCCCACAGATCCATCAGTCCGTTGCTGGCTGGAGTGCCGGTGAGCCCAACGACACGCTTGATTCTGGGCCGCACCTGCATCAGAGCCTTGAAGCGTTTTGACTGGTGGTTTTTGAAGGAAGAAAGCTCGTCCACTACGATCATGTCGTAATCAAACGGAAGCTTGCTTTTCTCTATGAGCCATTGGACGTTCTCACGGTTGATGATGTAGATATCAGCTTTCTTCGTCAGGGCCGATTTTCGCTCAGCCTCGCTTCCAACCGCCACCGAATAGGTCAGGTGTTGGAGCTGGTCCCACTTTTGAAGCTCTGCGCTCCAAGTATCACGGGCTACTCGAAGCGAAGCGATGACCAGCACCTTGTGGACCTCGAAGCTGTCGAACAGCAGGTCCGCAATAGCGGTCAGTGTGATGCTCGTTTTGCCAAGGCCCATGTCCAGCAGCACGGCAGCGAAGGGATGGTCTTCGATATAGTTGATTGCGTACCTCTGGTATTCATGCGGTTCGTATTTCATCAAGTATCCCTCCAATCTGCTCAGGGGCATCAAGGACATATACCTTGAAGCCCAGCCGCCGCAGTAATCCGTGTCTGGCTACCTGCAAAGGTCTTGGTTCCTTACCCGGTGCCTTGACCTCCACGAATCCGATCTTGCCTCCGGGCAGCAGCACCAGTCGATCCGGCATCCCGTCAAATCCGGGGCTCACCAGTTTCGGTGCGATGCCGCCGCTGTTTTTCACGGCTTTGACTAAAAGTTGTTCTATGATTTTCTCTCGCATAATGTTCCTCCATCAGGAATTAGAGTGGGTGGTGACGGCCTGTGACATGTATTTCTGTAACTTTTCTTAGGTCTTGTTTTTTAATGCTCTAAGAATAGTTTCTGTAAAGACTGTCAAAGACCGTCACCCTTGGTTCAATCAAGGAAATCCGATTTAAGCTGCAGGCCTAAGATCAGCCGTGCAGATTTGTTTCTCTTCCTTTCAAAACCGGCGCATTCCAGCGCAGTATAGAAATCAGTTGTGCTGCGGATATAGTCGCCCACCTGCATGCAATAGCTGCGGTATGCGTTGTAGACCTCGCCGGATTTAGCGATCAGGCCTGATCCGACCTCACAACATTCATCGAGGAACTGCGAGAGCCAGTCGTTATTGTCCTTGTACTTCTGAATCGCAGCTTCCACCACAGCGGGTTTTACAATGTGGTAGTCCTTTTCGATCACGCGCTTGGCACCGGTCATGATCCATTTCAGGATTGCACCGCCAGCTTTGTTGAAAAGATAGTCGGCATAGTTCTTGATGTCAGAGGAGCCTTCAATCTTGGCATTAAACGGAATGACAATCAGCCTACGCCATGTTCCGGCATCAATCGCACCGACCTTCGGCAGATGGTTCGTGTAAAGCACAAGGGTGTGGCTCGGTACGAAACTGAACGGGTCCTTGTACTTTTTCTCCGCATAGATCTCGTCCGTTGAACAGAGCTGTTTGACGTTTGATGTGTTCAGGCGCATACCTTCCTCCAGTTCAGCGGCAATGATTATCCGTTTACCTTTGGCTTCAGCCAGCTCCGGCTTTACATTCCGCTTGCATCCGACAGTCAGAGTGTCTGCGGACATGTTGCCACTATAGGTACCCATCACACGGGAAAGCGTATTCCAGAAGGTGGATTTTCCGTTACGACCTTCACCGTAGGCAATGATCAGGCCTTCGACACAGACCTTCCCGATAGCGGAAAGGCCAGCGATCTCCTGAACATAATCGATGAGCTCGTTGTCACCACAGAAGAAGGTCTCCAAAGCGTCCTGCCAGATATCCATACCACCACCGGACGGGTCAACCGTGGTCTGCTTGGTAATGAAATCCGCAGGAGTGTGCTCATGAGCGGAAGGAAGGCCAATACGAAGGTCGTAAGTAGCTGACGGGGTGTTGAGCAGAAATTCGTCTGCGTCAAGCTGCCGCTGGTCAATCTCAACCATCGGATGTGCTTCCTTTAAGGCAGCGATGATGTATTTGGAATCTCTGCGCTTGATGGCATAGTTGCGGTAGGTCGTGGCGTTCTCGTACTTTTGGAAAGAACGAGCCTGTTCCGAGCTGAAAGCCATAGCCGCTTTCTTTGGACCCATCGATGCCAGCAGCTCCCATGCGCCGTTTTTCATCATTTCGTCGGTTGCCTTCTTGATCTCGGTTTCGGCCTCCTCAAGCTGGCGAGTGGTGAGTTCCTGCGCTACGGCCTGAGCCTTGGGCTTGGATTCCTCCCAGAACCGACCGTTGTAGACCAGAAAATCAGTCGAGGGTGAATAGCGGAGCTTTCCCTCATATTCTCTTGCCAGCACCGTGGCCTGTCCGACGTCGGAATAGTCGGAGGGCTTGAGCTGAAGGTCCTGATTGTATTGCTCCGGAGGAATGTATCCTTCCTGTGCAGCGACCTTCCCATAGAACCGCTGTGAGCTGCGCCAGATGCTGTCGAGCTCCGACTGCTCCAAAGGCGGCTGACAGCAAGCGGCCACTTCCGCAAAATGCTTGTGTGCCTCATCGGTATTGCCGAAGCGTTTCAGGATGCGTCCAGCATAATGGGACAGCGTGGCGTTGCGGCTGCCTTCGGGAATGACGATGTCGCCATAGCTGCCGGAGTCCATGTTGGCGTCAAAATCGTCGTCAGTAAGGAAGGTAGTAAGCGTCATCGGTCCGTCGAAGATCTCGACCTCCGGCTCCTTTGTCCCGAAGAAGAACCGAGCGGCATCGAGTGCCTTGGTGTCGAAGTACGGGAAGATGCTGTTGACCAGTTTTTTCATCTCGCTGTACTGGCCGGGTTCGATGACTCGATCAATAGCGAAGAAGACGTGGAACTTCGGCCTTGCAGCTTTGCCACCTTTGGCTTTCATGTGATTGCGGCTGTAGTGAACCGCAAAGGCAACACCGGGAAAAGCAGTAGCAACGTCTGAGGGATAGACCCATTTGTCCGGATCGTCGCTGTGGTCGTTATCACAATCGACCGGCAAGCAGTCGGAGCCGATGAAATTGTCGTTGCTGCGGTAGTTGCCCTGATACTCAGCACAAACATAATCGTGCTTTACAGCTTCGATGAGGCTGTCCTTCCCGGTGACCTCGACCTTATGAGGGTAGGTACAGTTTTCAGGCACCTCCAGACAGTTGGAGCGGTATAAAGTGACTCTCATCTTGTTACCTCCTCGCAGGTCTCGCTGAAGTAGCGGATTCGGTGTCCCTTCCAAGTCGCTCTCTTGATCTCGGCCTCCATGCCCTCGGAGATCCGGTCACCGAAGACCCACATTTCGGCGCATTTACTCAGGATGGCATTCCCAAAAAACAGACCCAGCTCACGCTCCTTGGGCTTGTTGTCGTCAAGGAACTGCGGAAACAGCAGGTGCGGTGCGATGGGAATGTATCCGGCCTCTACCGCAAAACGGCTGTAGCGTCTGGCGGCAGCGGTGTTGCGTTCGACATCTCCGGCATACGGACTGCAGATATACACTATGGGCCTGAATGCCCGGAGAGCTTTTTCTTCTTTTTCAATGGCACAGAAGGCTCCGAATGCTGTGGGATCGGCATAACCTTCTGCGTTTTTGTATTCGGCCATGATAGGCACCTCCAATCTAAAGTTCTCACTACCCACTGGAGGGGTTAGTGGTATTTGAACGAATCAGAATCAGTCTTTTTTATAAAACATGGTCTCATAGCCATCGGCACGGAGCTTGAGGCCGTCTGCCCACGGTGGGGTCCGACCCATCTGTTCGCAGAGGACCTTCAGGTCGACGCCGGGGCTGGCTTCGATGACCAGCTCGTCGTGAATGTGCATGGTAATGAAGCAGTGCGACAAGGTCCGCATTGCGTAGCAGAGAATGTCACGGGAGGTAGCTTGGACGATGTTCTCCACGAGCTTCGGCCCGTAGGTCTCCAGCCGCTCCCTCTTCTTTGTGCCGCCGATACCCTCGTAGGTGATACACTCTCTGCCGAACTGATTTGTACCGAGCTTAGGCTTTACATAGGAAAGGCGTCTGCCAGACGGGAGCGTAATGAAGAGCATCCCGCTCTGGTAGCAGAACTTGATGCCGCAGACCTCGCCGTCCATGTGATACTTCACAGCATTCATAGCTGCTCGGTCGATATCCCACCAGAACCTCACAATGTTCTGGTTAGAGTTGCGCCAAGCGGTGACCAGCGGCTGAAGCTCATCTTCTGAAAGGCCCATCTCCAAGGCTCCCATCGCTTTGAGAGCTCCTACAGAGCCGCCATAGCCGAGGGCGAGTTCAGCGATTTTGCCTTTTTGCCGCAGGTGGCCGTTCACGCCATGCTTTTCAACGGGAACCTTGAACATCTGCGATGCGGAGGCGCAGTAGATGTCGCCACCTTTTTCAAAGACCTCCTGACGCCAGATTTCACCGGCAAACCACGCCAGCACTCTGGCCTCGATTGCCGAGAAGTCAGAGACAATAAACTTATATCCGGGTTTCGGCACAAAGGCGGTGCGGATCAGCTGCGAGAGTGTATCTGGCACATCTTCGTAGAGAAGCTCTACGCCTTCAAAGTCGCCGCAACGGACAAGACCACGGGCCTCTGCGAGATCCGGAAGATGGTTCTGGGGCAGGTTCTGCATCTGGATAATGCGACCGGCCCAACGACCGGTCCTGTTAGCACCGTAGAACTGAAACATTCCACGAGCACGACCATCGGCGCAGACTGCCTTTTCCATCGCCTGATACTTCTTGACGGACGACTTGGCCAGCTGCTGCCGGAAAAGGAGAACCTTCTGGAGCTCTGCCGGAGCGGTTTTGAGCATTTCAGCAACTTCCTTCTTTCCGAGGGAATCGACCTCCAGCCCGTTGTCTGAAAGCCACTGCTTCATCTGCTGCACGGAGTTGGGGTTATCCAAAGCAGTCAGCTTCTTCATGGCAGCAGTGAGCTCTGCACGGGAGCGGGTGTCCATAGCTATGGCTTGATGCACCAGCTCCATATCGAGGGCGACACCTCTGTCGTTGATTTCCTGATCGAGGTGATACTGCTCCCAGACCATTTCCGGCACCGGAAACTTGGCGAGCTTTTCTTGAATGGACATCTCGACCTCGACATCACGGATGTTGTACCGTTTGAAGGCAGCCCACTTGTCCGGAGCGTTTTCCGGCAGGTTGCGGGTGCGACCGCTGTTGGTTTTTGTCGGCGCACAGGGCTGGCAGAAATACTTGATGAGCTCTTTGCCTTCGGTCAGCTTCTGCTTTCCGAGGCCCAGAACAGCACCGACACCTTCCAGCGACAGTGGCAAGCCCATGTAAGCGGACCAGATCATGGTGCATTTCCATGAGGCTGGATCGAGGTAGTTGCCGACGGTGTCTTCCGGGATGCTGTAGTAGGCATTATCAAAACCGCCGCGATCTCGGAGCCAGCGGGAAAGGCATATCCTCTCGAACTGAGCATTGAAGGCCCACTTCGTCACATCATCATTTGTCAGCGCAGCGATGACCTCCGGAGGGATCGTCTCGCCACAGGCAAGGTCGACCACCTGTACGGGGCCGCCGTCCGTGGAATACCCAAAGAGAAGAATGTCGAAATCTGTCGCCTCGGTGTATTTGTAGACGCCACACTTGGCAAGGTCCACACTGCTGTAGGTTTCAATATCAATACTGAGTGTTTTCATATACATCGGTCCTTTCCATAGCCTGAAAGGGTGGCAGGATTGCTCCCACCACCCGCAGGCCGGAGATTACTTCTGTTCGAGCTCCTTCATTCGAGCTTCGTGGAACTCGACTTCACGAATGGCACGTTCTCGTTCAAGCTGCTGACGCTCAGCTTCCCATTTGGCGTTACGAGCTTCACGCTCAGCCTCAAGAGCAGCATTACGCTTTTCACGCTTGCGGTCGTCGATGGTGTCGATGATGGACCTGACGATCCAAAACACGGCCAGAACCAGATAGAGGGACAGAAGCAGAATGCAAAGAATCGTAGTAGCGTTCATGGTGCGTACCTCCTTAAGACAGGAAATCTTCATCCGCATCGGTGGAGAAGTCAGACGCTGCGCTGGACTTACCGCCGAGGGGTTCGCCGTCACGGATCTTCTGCAGGTTATTCAGCCCACAGGCGATGCCCTTGTTGCCGTTGGAGTTGAAAGCGTAGAAGTTGATGCTGGCACGACCGTACACGCCGGAGTAAACCTCGGAGCGGGTCAGGATCGGATTGCAGTCAGCGTCCACAATGCCGGGAGCCGTGGCGGAGTTGGCGTTGATGAAGTAGCTGCCAGCGTAAGCCGGATCATCCGGACGCTCGGTGTCGCCGTCACGAAGAGGCATCTTGATAGCAGTGAGGGGCGGTACGGTGCGACCGTTGCCTTTGAGCTTGGCCTGACCTTCCTCATAGGCCGCCTGAATCGCTGCCTTGATCTTCTGAACGGTCACGGTGTCAGTCTTCGGAATGATGAGACTGACGCTGAACTTCGGGGTGCCGCCGTTGATGGACTTGGCTTCCCAGACATTGGCGTAGGACCAACGGGTGTCCTTGCCGGTGATAACCTTCATGGGGTTTGCTAGTTTAGTAGAGTTTGACATATTAGTTGTCCTCCTTGAAATCATCGATAATGGTTGTCATTGCCGGTCTCTTATCGCTGTCCGGCACCAGCGTGGGTTTTCCTTGGGGCTTGGTGATCAGGCCTCCAAGAATGTCGTTGAACTGTTTCTTTCCGAGAAGCGAGGTCATGGCGGTGATGCCGAGAATCTTGTGTTCGTAGGGGTCGTACCCGGCAGCTGTTACGGCTGCGATGACGGCATTCTCGTCTGTGTACTTGCGGTTGGAGCGGCCCTCGACCAGCTTGTAGCCGGACCACTGTTTACCGCTGATGGCTGCCTGAAGCGCATAGTCCTTGATGTCGGAGGCCCAAGCGATCAGCTCGTCAATGCGACCGAGGATTTCTTCGATCTCTTCATCTGTCAGCAGAGGCGGCTGCCTGAACTCGAACTTGGCAAGCTCCATGTTGGCGTTGGCTCTTTCACGGCAGTCAGCTTTGGCCTTGCAGAACTGGCACCATTCGCCGCAGTGGTATTCACCGTCTCCGTTGAAGGCAAGCTCTGCAGTCGGGGCCAAAACCTGATCGGCCCACTCGTAGAGTTCGTCCTTTGGAATGGTGAAGGTGCTGACGTTAGAGCGTCGGGGCTGGTAGATGGTCATGCTGACGGTGTCGATGTCGTAGATGCAGTCGAACAGCTCTAAAGCGCCTAACGCATACAGCTTCATTTGCGGATTGTCGTCAGCCTCGACCATAACGCCTCTGCCGTGCTTGTAGTCCACGATATGCAGCGTCCCGTCTGCGATGATGACGCAGTCGCCGGTACCAAAGCCCTCCTCGACGTACTTGGAGTAGTCGAGCCGCTGTTCGATCAGGACCACAGGATCCGAGCAGGTCTTCTTAGCTTCTTCGACCAACTCCATCACGAAGGCCACATACCCGTTGGCGCATTCCTCCATTTCGGAGTTATACCAAGTAAGGTCTTCGGTCGGGTCCTTGACCTCTATGCCGAGTGCCGTCCGGAGCTTGAACTCACAGAGGGCGTGGGCGTTGGTACCTTCGGCTGCGAAATCGCTGCCTTTGTCGTCATAGCCTTCACAGAGCCTTGCCGATGGTGGGCAGTTGAGCCACCTATGCGAGGACGATGCAGAGAGAAGTGCGTGGTTAGGCATTTCCGAGCACCTCCGCATCCGCTACCAGAGCCTTGTAGCTTACCGGGTCAATCTCGGAGAGCTTCTTGGCACCGTACTTCAGGAGAAGGTCACGGATCTGAGCGGTGAAGCCATCACGGGACTTTTCTGCCAGAATCGCTCTGACCTCTTCGAGGGTGAGTGCCTTTTCCGGTTCCGGAGCAGGGGGCGCTTCCTCGCTGCCGCTGAATGCGCCGGTCAGCCAGTTTGCGATGTCGTTAATAGAAGATGCAATATCCCGCAACTCCCTGATGGTCGCTTCCATTTCGCTCATTTTGCTCATCACGTTTTCCTCCTTCCTGAGATTGGCTTGTCTGGTTCAGCTGGATCAGCTTCCTCGCCAGACGTCTTGACACTACGCTGATTGCCGTAAGCACTCCGATGAGCTCTTCATCGGTGACGGCCTTGTTGGGTCTGGACTCACTCATTGGCGGTTTCTCCTTTCTGAGGACCTATGTTGTTTTGCTGTCCTCAGTACCCACTGGAGGGAAACCGGTGTTTTGAACGAAAAAATCTAAAAAATTTTTGACCGCCGCAGAATTGCTTCCACGGCGGCCTTTGTTGGGTATTAGATGAAGTCCTTCAGGGCTTCACGCAGGATGGAGAACACCTTGTTCTTCTGGTAGTTGATGGTCGACTGGCGTTTGCCCATGTCGGCAGCGATTTCACGCTCCGTCTTGCCCTGCATGATAAGCTCGCAGATGCGTCTGCCGTCCGGGTCAAGGCGGTTCAGCTCGTCGTATAGAGTGTCGAGCAGTTCCTTATCCATAAGGATGGACTCCGTAGACGGTGCGTCGTCGGCCAGCGTGTCGCCAAGGGTAAGCTCGTCTTCCTCGCCGCCGATAGGCGTGTCGATGGAAACCTTCTTCCCGACAGCGTAGAACGGGCAGCCGGGGCAAACACCGTCACACTTCCAAAGCTGGGCCTTGGTGCAGCGGCACTCGCCATTCTTCTGGGCATGGTAGCGAGTGTTCCAGATGGGCTGGTAGTATGCCCTGTAAACTTCCTCGCTGACCTCGATAGGGGTCCCGTCGACCGGGATAAAGTACTTCTTGTCGTTGTTTTGCATGAAAATTTCCTCCGTTCGATTTGCTTGGAACGGAGGAAACCTTCATGGTCAGCTACAAATGGGTATAGAAATCCAACCACAGTCCCGACGGAGATTTCTCCGTTCCGGTCTGCAGCTTCCTTATCCAGTAGGCAGCTGTTCGTATTAACTTGTCCCATCAGGCGGTACTGGATCGTCCGGGGCCAGTGGACGTACCGCTTGTGGGTGTGAGCTTTCACTCACAAGTAGATTTTAAGAAAAATCGGCTCCCAACTACATGGAGCAGACTTGTAAGAGACTTGGAGCAGACTTGGGCGATTTAGAATAGACATGTAAAACTTCGAGTTTACAAAGTTGAAACACATAAAACACAAATGCGGGATTGAAAAATGTAAAGATTGGTGATATAATATATACATCTCTGACTAACGACGGTAACGGTGTGTGATGCTCTGGCAGATACGGAGGTAAGGAGGAGCCACTATGACATACAGCTACAACAAGCTCTGGAAACTACTAATCGATAAAAATATGATAAAAAAAGACCTTATGGCCAAAACAAAAATTACCTCTTCCACAATTGCAAAAATGGGAAGAGGTGAAGCAGTAAGCATGGATGTGCTTGGTAGGATCTGCGAAGTGTTAAATTGTAACATTGGCGACCTTGTGGATTTTATAAAGGATGAAGAGTAACAAGAAAGGAGGGCTTGTTTATGACGCTGTGTTATGCGGCACTTATAAAAGTTCTAAAAATATGCGCTAAGCCCAAAGTCTATAACAAGACCCTCTGTGGTGCCGTTGTTAAGTCACTCGATGAGTATTATGGTGGAATTCTGGAGTCTGACGACAGCACAGTGAGTCATCTTCTGTCGTGTGATTATAATCTTTCTCCGGCTGACGTTATTGAGCCGATGCAAAAGACGGATCTGATTTCGCTTTCACAAGGAATGGAGAAGTATGTTATTCCTTTACTTAATCCAGATATGATCCCCCTTGCACTCCTTTCCCTACAAGATATGGCTCTTTCAACTGTCTCTGCTGATGAGGCAAAAATAGGAAGACTGAGTAGAGCAGACCTTGTTTTAAAGGTATCCTTTAATCCGGCGGATTTCTTTGCTGACATATTTTACTTTGTAGCAACAGGCATTGAAAACAAAGCTGGTAAAGAAACAATTGACAAGGTAACAGAAGACTACGTTAATAGCTTTGGAAAGAACAAAGATTCCTTAACTATCGAAGAAACTGTCATCGTTGAAACGCAAGAACTCGAACGTACTCTGGACGATGATGGCTTTGAGGCAGTATTCCGTGAGGTGAACCATGGGGCGGCTCTTTCGCTGAAAAATAAAAGCGGTATTAACCTTTACTATTTAGATATATCTGATTCAGCTTTCGATTATATGGCACTCAATGAGTACCTTTTTGATAGCGTCGGTATGTACGTTTATTCCCGAACAAAACTAAAAGAGTTTGAAGATAAGAAGAAAGCTCGGAGCATCGGGGCAAAAGCTCTGCGCTTAATGAAGGCAAACGGAAACCCTGATGAAAAAGGAACTGGAAATGAGTTGGGTGAAATGCTTCTGTTTACCTTTATGGAAGGAAGCCTTCATGCGCCTAAATTGCTCAGTAAGGTTGAAATCACAACAGATGCAAGCCAGTTCAAAAGCAAAAGCGATTGTGTCCATCTTCTGAAAAGAAAGGTCAATGGCAAGATTAGCTATCAGCTCGTTTTTGGTACTTCCAGCATATCAGGAAGAATCGAAGACGCTATTGACTGTGCATTTGATGCTTTGTCTGCAATTAAGAACGGACGCAGAAAAGAGCGACAAATGGTTGATAGCACGCTTTTTAATCATACCTATGATAAGGAAACCACTGAACGGTTAAAGCAGATTCTTGTTCCGAGTAAACAAAGACAGGCCGACCCAGACATGGCCTTTGGCGTTTTTATTGGATACTCTTTAGATGTTGCCGCTGATGATAATGATGCCTTCAGAGCAATGGCCACGGGGAAAATGATAGAGGACATTAAAGCTGCCATTCCGTACATCGAAAAAAAAGTGTCTGACCTAAACCTTGGAATGCACTCGTATTACTTCTACTTCCTGCCATTTAATGATGCTGAAAAGGATAAGAAGCAAATAATGGATGAGCTGTTGTTGGGAGGTGCTTATTGATGAAAGAGCCCAACAACAATCTTGGATATGCCATTTTCCACGGTTTGGAACACAATGACTACCTAAATGAGATTTATGACGCTCTTCTGCAAAACTATTTCTTGCGGTTGTTCCATATAGAAACCATTGCTCCTGCCGCATTTGAAACCGAGGACGCTCTTAGGTTTGCAGATCTTTTGTCTAAATCAGTTTACGTTGAAAAATCCGAAAAGCACCGTTCGTTGGCACAAGAGATTGTCACACTTCTTTGCACTATAAAGCCAAACGATGAGGATGTCGAATATGTAATGGGCTCTGTCCTTTCATGTACCAGTAATTATTTAGGGCTTCAACATAGCGTCCCGGAGTTTTTGGAAGCTGGTATTCTTGAAAGGCTTTCTACCACTATTGACAAGGATTATTTGCGGATTCCATCAGAGAAAGACAGTTATTTCCTCAGTTCTCAGAAAGAGGTATATGACCATATGGTTGAAGATAGTTTCTTCAGCTATTCTGGGCCAACCTCTATGGGGAAATCGTTTGTAATGCGAACTTTCATCAGAGAGCGCATTAAGCAGGAACCTAACAGTAATTTTGCTATTATTGTTCCTACAAAGGCGTTGATCAACGAAGTCTTCAAAGAAATATCGGATAACCTTGGACAATTATTGCGGGAATTCGATTATTGAATTGTCACCTCTGCCGGAGCTGTTATTCTACAGGATAATAACGAGCACAGATATGTTTTTGTAATGACTCCGGAAAGATTGATGTATCAGCTAATTGGATATCCAGATATACCGATTCATTATTTGTTTATCGATGAGGCCCAGAAGATTTCTGATAAAGAGGGACGAAGTGCATTCTACTATCAGATAGTTGGTATGCTCTATAGAAACGAGCCACATCCTCGAATTGTATTTGCTTCTCCCCACATCCCTAATCCGGATATTTATCTGGAGCTTGTCCCTAATGCTGTTGAAGGAGACCGGACAAAGTTTGTTTCATCTTATACACCGGTTAGTCAGGAAAAATTCTTGATTGATCTTCAGGCGCATGATTTGGGCTACTATAACTCGCTTACAGAGAAGTTGCATATAATCAGTAATTTCACGCCAGACAGAGATTTCCAATCGTTCCTTGTTGAACTTGGAAGGGGTAAGAAAAATCTTGTTTATTGCAATGCAAAAGCTAAGGTTGTTGATTTTGCACGGGAATATGCGGATAGCCTACCCATCTTAGATGATCCGGACTTGATTGCGCTTGCAGAAGAGATTCGTGAAGAAGTTCATGAAAGCTATTTCCTTGCGGACACCGTTGAAAAAGGTGTGGCTTATCATGTGAGCTATCTGCCAACAAGTATTAGGTTGAGAATTGAGGAGCTATTTAGAAAACGTGATGGCGGTATTCATACGATATTCTGCACCAGTACATTGCTGGAGGGGGTTAATCTTCCTGCGGATAATTTGTTTATCACGGATTATAAAAATGGCTCGTATCCGATGTCTGCAGTTGAGTTTCGCAATCTCATCGGTCGTGTTGGAAGAATACAATACAGTCTATATGGCAATGCATTTCTTGTTTGCTTGCCAGATGTGAATATTGAACCAACTAACTATGTATCTCTTCTTCGCAAGGAAGTTGAGCCACAAATTCTTTCCATCGATACTATTAGTGATAAAGAGAAGGAATATGTGCGTGATTGCCTGAAGGAAGGCAAGACGAAGCTTGAAAAACTAAATGACCAAACTAATGAGGCCTTTGCCCTTATGCGTAAAACAGCTAATATTCTTCTTCGAGATATTATGCTGGATCGCAAAGGCCGAATTAGTCGTGAATTTGAACCTATTCTTTCAGATGAAGATGTTGCTCTTATAAAGCAGCAGTTTACCGGACGTCAGAATGAACCGGACGATGACATTAACATCTCTCTGGATCAGGTCAGCACACTGGTAGATGCAATTGCAAACGGCCTCGATTATCCAAACGTCAATATCTATGGTTATGTTGGCTATCAGCCCACATTAGATTTCTTGGAAAAGTTATGTGATGCCTTTGATTGGGAAACGTATGAATCCGGAACGCTTGGGAAGCTGAAAGATGGCAAACACGCTAACCTCCGATTCTATGCTACGCTCTTGACACAGTGGCTGACGGGAAATGGCATTAAATATATGATTGATCAGGCTATCGGCTATAAGCGTGGTAAGAATATTTATATCAAAGGTGAGTCTGTCCCATTTGTGGATGGACCGGAGCACCATAACAAGGTAATTGAAGACACGCTGAACAATGTCAATGACATCATCCTGTTTCGTTTGTCAAATTACTTTATGCGCTTTTCTACAGAGCTCAAAAAGTATAAGCATAAGGATTTCTTGACAAATGACTGGTATGAATTTGTCGAATACGGGACTACAAACAAGACGTGTATCTTGCTGCAGAAGAACGGGTTTTCTCCTGAAGTGGCAACATATATTCAAAAGCATGAGGACCTTTATATTGAACGTACTGAAGACGGTGTTCGAGTTAAGATGGCCGTTCTTCAATGCCCAAGAAAGAGCGTTCAAGGGGAGGCAAGAACAGTCTATAACAATGTTCCGGAGTTATTTGTGACGGAGTAGTATCTAAAGGAAATACAAAAAAACCTGCTGTGAGTTCAGCAGGCTGTATCTCTCTACTGGAGAAGGAGCGATTATATGAAAGCAGATCCATTAAGCTTATTCGAGGAGTTCATAAAAGGAGCAATTGGCTCACAGTATGTAATTCCGGTCTATCAGAGAAATTACACTTGGAAAAAGCACAAGCAGGTTCAGCAGCTTTTAGAAGACATCAAGAAAATACTGAATCACGAAACCTCTCGGCATTTTCTTGGTTCAATTGTATATGTGATTACAAAAACAGATTTTATCGTTAGGGAACGCGAAGTCGTTGACGGGCAACAGCGTCTTGTGACGATGTTTCTGATGACCTATGCGCTTAAAGAAATCGCATCTGATAATGGTGATACCCAGATCAGTGATTACCTTGTCCATAACTATCTCGAAAACAACGAGACAGGAGAATACAAATACCGTCTTCGTCCTTCTGTATCAGATGATGACGCCTATGAATATATTGCAACTGATCGAGTGCCCGAATACGAAGGCAACTCTTTAATAATGGAGAACTATAAGTACATCAAATCTGTGTTGGCGGGCCTTGTTGCCTCACACACATTGATGGAGGTAGTAAACGCTGTTCGCAATCTTTACATAGTTCGCATTGAACTTGAGGCTGGTGATGATGCTCAACAGATATTTGAAAGTATAAACTCTACAGGAGAAAAGCTCACTCCGGCTGATTTGATCCGTAATTTTATCATGATGAATCGTAATAACGCGGATCAAGAGCATATTTATCATTCTTATTGGCTTAAGCTCGAAAAAATCTTCCCAGAATCAAAAAAGCTTTCCGAGTTCTTCAGGTTTTTCCTTGCGTCAAAGAATTATGTATTAGTGACGGAGAAGGATCTGTATGAGGCCTTCAAACAGTATTGGAAAGAGAAAAATATCAACGGCTCTGATTCAATACTTGAAGACCTTTTGATTTATGCTCGTCATTTTGAACGCCTTTATCTTTCCGCTAAAAGAGACGAGCTTGGGGAGAGTATTGGCGACTTCAGACGAATGCAGTCTTTTATGCCTGCACCGTTTGTTATGCGCATTTTGGAGCATTATCGTGTCGGTGAGATTGACAAAGAACAGACGAGTTCTATCATCAAGTTAATTAACACATTCCTTGTTCGCCGTTATATCAATGACCAAGATACAAGTGCTATTTCACGGTTTTTCCCCGGATATCTGCGAAATGTTGAGTCTCAAGTGGCCCTTCATTCTTTCAAAGATATGTACGACATCTGCGTTTTTTATCTGGTTAATGAGAATAAAGGAAAGGCTGCATATATGCCCGATGATTCTCAAACGAGGGCTTTCCTCACAACAGCAAACGCATATGCGCTTTCTAACATAAGGTGGATACTTGATAAGATCGAACTTACAGGAAACCCAATAGGCATAGATTTGAGTAGTTTAAGCATCGAGCATATTATGCCTCAGACTATAAATGAGTATTGGGCTTCTGTTTCAGGGCTGGACGAGGATCATTACACCAGCGTCGTAAACCGCATTGGTAATCTGACTCTTGCTGCCGCGAGCGATAACAGTAAGATGGGAAATAATGACTTTGCATACAAGAAGACAGTATTGGCTTCAACAAAACACCTGAAATTAAATGCTGATATTTACACAAAAGAGAGCTGGACAGTTAAAGACATTGAGGATAGAACACAATTTTTGATAGATCAAATAATTGCACTCTTCCCCTATGTCCAAAGCACTTATAAAGAGTCAAAAGAATGCGCCAATCGTCATATAACTTTGAGCGTTGGGAGTTTGATGGCACTTGGATATTTGAATGAGGATAACTCGTTAACCGTTTTTGCCGGGAGCGAAGTCCGATATTCTACAAGTCCTAATGCAGGAAGCTTGAAAGAGCTCAGAGACGAACTGCTGGATCAAGAAATCGTCGAATACAATGGTGGGCGCTATATATTTGCACAGGATTACACATTCAACTCACCCAGCACAGCGACCGACTTTCTCCTTGGAGGATCAAATAACGGCTGGAATTACTGGAAAGTTGAGACGGGACAGACTATTAATGAAGCTCTGAGGAAGTAATTGGTAAGTGCTATGCAGTTTTTTGAAGGATATTCTGACGGAATTTTTGAAATGTCAGAAGATTGGTTAGTTGAATGCATTTTATGTGGCCAGCAGCACAGGATTGATCGCCGGTCTTTGAATATCTGTGTAATGGAACAAGGTGATGTTTTTGAACATTATTTCTGGAAAGAACTCACTTGTAAAGGTTGTGGAGAAAGGCTATTTGTACGCACAAAAGTCTATAGCAATAAAAACGGAGATTTCATCAGAGAAGATCACGAATGTGATGATGTTGATTATATACAGCCACCAGCAATTCGAGATGCACGCCGACATAGTTATTCATTAACGAATGGCAGTAAGCGTGTTAATTACGGAATCAATAGAGAAAGATTTACGGGAGGAAGAAGAATGGATAATTTATGGCTTCTCACAGAGGAAAGGCCCAAGCCGTCTGTAGTTAATCAAATCGTTGACATGTACTGTAAGGATTTTAACGATAGAATTACTGTACATAGCGAGATTAAGATCAAGCCAATCATCGTCGATGGTATTTTCAAGTTTGTTTATAAAGTTGAGGGGCTTGCAGTGGCCGGTGCTGCAGATATCTTCATAAAAACGGTTAGCGGCAGTTCCAGCTTCCTTGATTTTCTCCTTTTTAAGCAAGAAAATGCACCTACAGAAGGGAGTAATGAAGACAACCTAATAATGGCAATTGAGGAGACAAAAACGAGCGATGATGAATCACGGAATACTGGTGTCTATCAAAGGGGCTCAAAGTTTGTATATATAACTCCGTACTACCAGAACGTAAAGTTGTATATGCTCTACAATGAGGAGCTCGAAGCTCGTGAAGAAAAGAAACCGTCAGATACGAGCGTGTTCGGTACAAATATTCTTCTCACAATTGGCGTTACAATAGTTGGAAAAGATATTTCTCGCTGGTTTAGGCCGTTTAGAAGCCTTGATGAATTGATCCGTTTCAAGGCGGGAATGAGGAAGCCGCCCGCTGGGAACGTGCCAATTACGATAACGAAGTATGCTGACCGAATTGAAGTATCTGGTAGGTTAGCAAAACCAGCAGATGCTGGAAACATTGGGCATGATCCTAATATCGGTGCTCTTTCAATGATATCAGCATGTATTCGCAAGCTGGGATGGGATAAGGATATTGTTGTAACTCTTCACGGTGTTACTCAATCCTACGTTGATCATACAAGGGGCAAGAATAAGTTCCTATATATCTGCAGTATTCTTGGCATGCGCCTCGACGGAATCAGAATGCCAAGCTACGTTGTTTTACCAGAACTATATTGGCATTATGAGAAGAAATCTGAAAAGATGGCAGATATTCTTCTTCACGTGCAGACGATGTATCACGGTATGTATTGTGTCTATGAAAACCATGCCGGTTGCGAACGTGGCTATTTCAGAACTAAGACCGGTCGTCTTGTTACCCTGCCTAAAAAAGACCGAAACGGAGTAAATCTTTACTTACCAGATGTGGTTCTTTACGACGAAGATACAAATTTCATTCTTCTTGTTGAGGGCAAAATGCTTTCAACTCTTCAGCTGGGTATTGAAGAAATAGAAAACTACGACAGCATTGAGCAGGAGTACATCTATCCTGAATACGGAAATGTTACAATTATGCGTTGTGTTAGCATTTTCGGGGGCAACTGTGCGTCTATTCCTCATGAAAAAGTCCTCTTTTATCTTGCAGATAACGGTCGCATCATAATCAACAAAAATGCTCCGCAGTGTATAAGGAGATGTTTTGCAGAAACGGGTGTGAGGATTTGATTATTCGAGAGAACTATGTGATAACCGGGAGTCTTTATGATGAGGCCGTTTCTTATGCAAGAAAAGCAAGAGCTTTCACTTCAAACAGGCACGACTTCCATCCCGGAGGGCTTAGCAACAAGGAAAAGAAGATGTTTGAGGGGAAGCTTGGAGAAAAGGCAATTAAGCTTCTTTTTTCCGATAACCACATTAGCTTTATTGAGGATACTTCCTCATATGATGAACGAGACGAGTTTGATTTTTTGCTTGTGAATGAAAATGAACAACTAAAAGTAGATGTAAAAACTCGTACAGAGGATTTCCATATTCGCACTTTAGAAATGGTCGAACAGGCCGAAACTCATCCCAAAGACATCTATATTTCTGTCAGATTGTTTCGTGAGAGTAATACGGTTGTAATTCTTGGCTGGTTTTCATACAAAGACATGATCAGGAAAGGACGCATAGAAAACCAAGGATATCTTGATAACTATGTCATGTATGACAGCGACTTACGCCCAATACTCGACTTAGAAAAATATGTACTGACCAGATTCAAAAAGGAGAAGTGAGCGATCACTTCTCCTTTCTAAATACTAAGATGTACTGATGGATTTGATTGGCAACGAAACTGAATGGATAACCATACGGGTATAGTTTGGTGGATTCATCTGCCCAAATTTTCATGCCCTTGTAATATAGGTTTGGGATTTTGTTCAGCTCATTAATAACCTCTGCATGCAGCAAATTTGGCTCCTTTTTGCTTGGCTGCAGATCCTTGATAAAGAGCACTACATAGCCACGAAACTTGATGTAAGGAAGAGCTAATTCCACCGACTCTCGTAACTTTGACAAGAATACCGGCCTCTCCATGTTACCAAGATCCTTCTCGGAATCAGAAAAAGGTGTTGCAGTTTTTCCGTAAACTGCAATATCAGCTCCTGTTTTCTCCTTGCTCATCATATTTGAATATGGCGGATCAAACAAAAGAAGACTGATTTCTTTTCCGGACATTAAGGACGCCATTTTTTCTTCATCACGAAGTATTGCTAAACAATCACCACATTCTGTAGTGAAGTCTTCCAAACCGAGTTCTGCTGCAGCCGCATGATAGGCTGTCAGGTAATCTTGATTCAAATCTATTCCAGTGGCTGTCCTGTTGCATAAAGCCGCACCAAGAAGAGTGCCTCCGACACCCATAAAGGTATCAACGACGAGTTCATTTTCTTTTGTAAAAAACTGAATTAGGTCACGCATAAGCTGTGGCGGTTTTGGCGTAGGATGTATTTTCCTTATATGATGGGCATATGCCTCTTTTCCGCTGGTAGGATAATGTGTGGAAAAAACGGAGTTAATAAAAAATGTCCACTCTCTCCCGGTCAGATCGTTTAGGTGGTTATCAAGATGGTATTTTCGCCCATCAGGTAGAATTACTCCCTTTTTACTGTTACCATACACACGTGCAACTTCTATACTTTCTGCGACCCATGATGGAAGAGTGCTTATATCGTAGTTTGGATGCGCTGAAAGGAACGGTTCGGATTCATCATACAGCTTGCTCTTTACAGCATCAAGGTCATCTGTTCGCATTTGGGTTCCTCCCATTCATAGTTCGTAATTAATACTTCTACGGTTTTTGCTCCACGGTCCTTAAAATGATAGCTGCAATTGGAATAGGTCTTATCTATATACAGAACGCTATATTTTTTACTCCACTCAATAAGCGCGTCATTAGTTTGGCCTTTGTGAGCAAAAACATTTGAAAGCGCAAACAGAATTCCACGCTCGTTTAGCTTATCCAACAATGCCAAAAGATCTGAGTCTTCGGATTCTGTCCAGTCCTTAAACCCACGCTTTCCATCGTTATATGACCCTGTGGTGATTAGATAAGGGGGATCACAATAAACAACATCTCCTTTAGTGAGGCGCGCGAAATCAAAATCTCTGAAATCACCGGTTGAAAGAATAATGTTCTTTTTCTGCAAAGCGGTACAGAACAACACCAAGTTTCGCTCTATAGATTCATTAAAGGAACTCCGTTCTTTGCCAAAAGGTATATTGAACTCATGCTTGCTATTAAATCTAATCTGATGGTTAAACGAATAGCAGGTTAGTACAAATAGATCCAGCAAGGATTTCGACTGATTGTATTCTGCCCTTAAAGCGTTGTATCCCTCTGCGTTTGTTTGCGAGAGATTGAAATAAGCAATCCGTTCCTTAATTGCAGATAATAACGAGTCAATGGGGGTATCTTGAAATAGCTTATACAGCTCAACCAGATATGTAATCTGGTCGTTTGCATAGATTGTGTCTGCCTGTACATTTATTCCTACATTTAATCCACCCGCAAAAAGATCCACGAAGTTATTTATCGATTCTGGGAAACTCGGAATTATATGTTCAAGTATTTTATACTTTCCACCAGTGTAATTCATAGGGCTCTTGATATAGTCCGGCATAATTACACCTCCTTCTGGATATAAATCAGCATTTCCTTCAGTTCCTCGGTTCTGGTGACAATGCTCTTACTCTTAAAGCGGCGGTATGGTATGTAGTTGACCTCAAATGTCGATGCAATACCGTGTTTTTTCATTGTTGCTTCAATCTCAGCTAAGGTCATTATTCCATCGGTATTGTAGCTCAAGATAATATGATTGAAGCTTGCATTTGCGAGCAAGGCATCAAATGCACTGACGACAGTTTTCTTTGAGCAGAAGTCGGATCGTTGAAGCTCGTACGGTCTTTGTCCGGTAACGCCTCGCAATGCAGGGAAGTCATATTTTGCAGCTGTTTCTAACACATGATAATTAGGAAGATACTGCCTTTCATTATAAGGTGGGTCAACGTAAAGAATATCACCAGAAATGTGATGCAAAAGTTGAACTCCATCTTCGTTATAGGATTTATTGTTCATGCCGTTGTTAAAGACCGGTAGATCTATCAAAACAAACAGCTTGTTTGATCTAATGTCCCAAGTTTTGTTGAAGGCTCCATAAGTACCAGCGATGTTTGAAACAAACGGGATTCCTTCAATAACACTTGCAACAAGGTAATAGTACTCATCCTGAGAAAGGAGGCCCGCTTGATTCCACGTCTCTATGGTGTTGCGTGCAAAGTCAATCCTTAACGCATTAGAGTCCGTTATGTACATACGTCCTCCAGTTGGGGCATAATTATTTTGGAAAAAACGTTTTTCGGTCGGCAGCGATTCCATGTTTTCTGTTGACATATCATTAAAGTATAAAATAGGGTCTTTTATGCCCGTGCCTTTTGCGAGTGCTGCAAAAGACGGCTTGTCTGGATTCTCTATGGTTGCCCGCTGAAGGCAATAAGAGAAATACAGAAGGTCGTTTGAATAGACTTCATACCACTGCTTAAAATAACGTGCTACTGAGGCAGTGCCAGAGAAAATGTCACAGAAGGAATGAGCATCAGTGGCATGCCTATCTATGACCTCTTTAATGTTTTCTAATAACTGGGTCTTGTTTCCAATGAATCGCATATGCTTACTTTTCCTCCGTGTCCTTGTTGAGTCTCAAGATTAGTTCTTTGTTTTTTGTGTCGAGAAAAACATCAAACTTACTAACACCCTTTTCCGCACAGAGATTGGCTAAAATAGCTTTAGGGAGTCTAATTCTCATGTCTTGTTGTAGGACATATGTGTCCAAATAAATAATGTTGCTATCCATAATCGGCCTCCTTTTAGATTGAATACAGACTGATTATAGCATAAAATCAGTCTAAATTCAAGTGGCGTCGGTGGATACACTGATAAGATTTCTTGAACAAACACCTTTTAATTATTCCACACTTTTTAATTATTCCTCCGACCACCATTTTTGAGGGGTAAGTTCCAACGGTCTCAGAACCGGCCAGAAACAATCGAACAAACGAAAAAGGGCTTCCGAAGCTCTGCTGTAAAACACAGCAGAACCTCGAAAGCCCTTTATTTCAAGCCTTTTTCAGCACTTATGTGCCTGAGAAGGCTTTTTCTGTTTGTATCAAAGACAACGTTTTTATAGACTAGGCAAACAGTACTGGTGGATTTATCGTGTGAATTTTTGACTATTAAGGTCGAGTGCATGGGAATTGTGGTTCCAGATGGACTGGAAAATAGTCGTTGACCTATCCCTTGTACTGCGAACAGGCAGGGTCGAGACAATGGGAAGTCTGAAACTATTGACTTTGGCATTATAATAGGAAATATAAAGGAAATTGCAGACCAGTTCCCGTATACTGGCGAGGTTTAGGTTGCGATATAGATAACGACAGAAGTGGAGATATTTCTACTACAGATATGAGTTGATATGTTTCCGTAGACAAACGGACTATTCCGATTATGTTGTTATCAATCAGGGCCTCTCGTGCCACATTGAGACGGTAGTATTGATGTCAAGGAAATAAGCGAACGGCTTAAAAAACGGCTTGTTTACTGACTTTTGCAGCAGTTTAAATTATACGCACAACTGCTGCAAATGCTTGGCTGTATCTTGCGGAAACATATCCGCTAATGTTAGGTATCTAAACAACACAAAACAATTCGAATTAGATACAGTGTCTCTGTTTTTATCGGGTTACCCCAACTATTGACATTGAGCCTACTTAGTTAGCGTTATGTTAGATAACTGTTAGACAAGCAGATTTTCAGAGGGGTTTTATCCCTGCTGAACGCAAAAGAAAAACGCCCTAAACTTCAATGTTTAAGGCGTTTTTTAAGCTTGGTGGGAGAAGATGGATTCGAACCATCGAAGCGAAACGCAACAGATTTACAGTCTGCCCCCTTTGGCCACTCGGGAATTCTCCCATATCAAGTTTTTCAAAAATCAAAGCCTACTGCCTAAACAGTAGGCTTCAATGGAGCTGGTGGACGGACTTGAACCCCCGACCTGCTGATTACAAATCAGCTGCTCTACCAACTGAGCTACACCAGCGAATTTAGTTTTCGCTCTTGCATTCACTCTTTAATTTCGAGTGCTTATATAATATATCACATTCTTCATCATTTGTCAACACTTTTTTCAAATTTTTTTAATTTTTTTTGAAGCATTTTCATTTTTTGAAGATGTCCTCGAATGAGTCAGCTTGACTATTATATCATCCTCAATCTTATTCGTCAAGGGTTTTTGCAAAAAAAATTTTCATTGTATTTTTCAACAAAATATCCTAACGGCTTTGAAAATGCAATCGTACACGAAAACATAACAGACTTTATTCACGGCAACATTGTCTGCACCCAAAGTTACTACAAGCACCTTATCGGCAAAATTAATTATGTTCTGTCGGTAGAAAGCAACAATGCTTATTTTCTGAAAGCACAAGATAAGTTGAAAATGTTGTGGAGAAAACTTTATACACTTTAA